CCACAAAGACGTAATCAATTACCATTAACTCGTAATGATGTTAAATGGGAACCTTTCGTTGAGTTCTGGATGCGTAAGTCTATGATAGAATTAAAAGTTAAGAGAATGATCTGGGCTAAGCCTGGAACAGTTAAGACTAATGGTTCTAAACAAGAATTAAAAAGAACTTCTGCTGGTGTATACCACAGAATGAGAAATAACGGAAACTTGGTACAATACAATAGAGGTGAGTTCTCTGCAAACTTGATTCGTTCAGTATTTGGAGATTTATTCTATAGAAGAGTAGACGTTAAAGATCGTAGAGTTAAAATGTATACTAATGAGGCTGGATTCGATGTATTCCAACAAGCTCTTAAAGATGATGCACTTAACTCTGGATTAACATTTATGGCTGATTCTGGAAACAGATACATGCAAGGAGAAGGACAGTCTATTACTTATAACTTTGCATTTGATGCAATGGTTACTCGTGAGACTGGACGTGTAGAACTTGTTCACTTAAAAGAGTTAGATTTACCACAAACTAACTTAGAATTTGGACAAAACAAAAAGTCTACTCCTGTATTTATGGTATTTGATGTTTCTCCTCAGTCTGATGGATCAATGATCAACAACATCCGTGAGGTACGTATGAAGGGTGCACCTTCTATGACTTGGGGTTATATTGATGGAACTCGTCACCACTTAGGTTTTGCTAAGTCTCAAGGTATGAGCTCTGCTAATAAATTCCCAGGATACGAAATCTGGATGAAAGATCGTTGTGATGTATTCATCGAGGATTTATCTAGAACTGTACTTATCGAAGAGATTCCACAGTTCTAAAAAAGAGATCTACGGTTGGCTATCCCTAGTCAACTGTTTCTCAGAGAAGAGTCCCCTCAACCCACACTGTCCCTCCTCAGAGGGGACATCCTTCTCGATATAAGAATGCTGAATTAAGTTTCTACCTGTTCAATCAGAGCATTCTACAAATAGTGATAAACCAAATAAATTAATTAAACTACATTATGGGTAAAATAGGAAAAGTTTCTACTATTAAGAAACAATACAACAGTTCGCAGTTGCAAACCATGGATAGTAATCTTGCTCAGCAAGGTATGACAAGAATTCCTGGAACAGGAGTTTTTAAGTATCCTTATAAAGAATTAGATGGTAAGTACAGAACAGGCTTAGATCCTAGTGCTGGATACATTAAACGTATTCAAGATTCTACTGAAAGAGAGCTAGAAATTGAGCGTGTTACAGAACTTAGAGACAAGTTACAAGCATCTTTAGGAGATATTGATTTAGGACCAAGAGCTAAATTCTGGAACTATGGATTATCTACAGGAGCAAATGATTCATTACATGTGCAACCTGTAAAACTTTTAGATGGAGATAACTTCTACGATCTAACGCAACCTCTACAAGAAGTAGCTTTTGCATGGTTAAGAGTGCATCCAACAGTTGCATCTTCTTATCAAGCATGGGAAAGAGGTGAGTTTCCTGCAGACACACAATTCTATATTGTTAATGATGATATTGAAAGTGCAATTGTCTACAAGAAAAAACAGCTTATTAATAAAGCTATTATCAAATTTGACTCAATGACTCCTGAGAAGAAAAAGAAAGTTGCAAGACTACTTGGACTTCCTGTAACTGATGAGACAAAAGAAGAAGTTGTATATAATCAAGTTGATAGTATGTTGAAACAATCTGAAGTTAAATCTGGAAGCTTTAAAGGATTAAATCCTGTAGAAGTATTTAACAGATTTGCTGACATGAAAGAAAATTTACTCCATATTAAAGATTTAATTAAACAAGCTATTCAACATTCAATCTACAGAGTTAAACCAAGTGGAAAAATCTATGAAGGTGAATACGAAGTAGCAATGGATGAAGAAGAATTATTAAAGTATTTAGTAGATGAAGATCATCAAGAAGACTTAATAGTTCTAGAAAAAAAGTTGAAAACAAAGAAACTAGCTTCTGTATAAGAGGCTAGTTTTAAAACTCTTTTATAAATGATACCAGTAGATAGTTTATTATACAAAATAGACCAAAAACTAAATAAACTATCAACTAACGAGCATCAACAAATTCAACTTGAAGATAAGATCTTAGCTTTGAATGAGGCTCAGATTAAGTTGATAAAACAAAAAGTTGATGGTTTCGCAATCCCTAATAAGTTAGGGTTTGATGCTTTTAAAAAAAGGTACGAAGATTTACAAAATTTAGTTATAGATTTTAAAAATCAACCACTACCTTTACAAGAAACTAATACCGAACTACATCAATGGGATGCTGATCTAACTTCACTAAAACCTGAATACATGTTTTATGTTGATAGTTATATATTGGCAGATAAAGGTAAATGCAAAGATCGTAAGATATGGATTAACAAGGACTTAAGTAAACATGGAGACTTATCTCTATTACTTAATAATGATCACTACAAGCCTAGCTTTGAGTATCAAGAAACGTTAAATGCAATATCATCTAACACTATTAGTATATATACCGATGGTACATTTACTCCCAAAGATATTTACATAATGTATATGAGATATCCTGTGTATATTAACAAAACAGGTTATGTCATGATGGATGGAAATCCATCTACTAATCAAGATTGTGAGCTTGCTTCATATTTAGAAGATGAACTTCTAGATTTGACAGTTCAAAATCTTGCAATGTATACTGAAAACGCTAGTGCGGTGCAAAGTGCACAATTCAGAATACAAACTAATGAATAATATTATTTTTAACCTTTAAATCATAAAACATGTCTGATTTTTCATTAACCACGTTATTCGTGGTGCCAGTGGGGCAAACTGATGTTCCTAGCTCTGGTTCGACTCAAGATTTAACTGCAGGTACTGTAGGAATCTTTGATCAAAATTATCTAACTGTAAGCTCAACAACTGCTGAAGCTGCAAAATACCTGTACGTTGCTCAAGGTAGAGCAAACACTTACCTACAAGGATCTAAAAGATCTGATAAGATTTCTGGATCTAAAAATACAGGAAGTGGTAGTAATGTAACAGAATGGTACAAAGTATCAGGATGCGCCACTGCTGCTAATCAAATTACTGACGTAACAGACTTCAAAGTACAATGTGGTGAAATCGTAACTTTAACATTACGTGCTCACTCTTCTTACATTGATACATTATACTTCAATGGATTTACACGTTCTGTAACTGTAAATGCTCCATGTTGTGAATGTGGCGGTGATGTATGTACTGATGTAGATACTAACGCATTAATCAACTCTCTAATTGCTAAATTAGAACAACAAGCTCCTGGAAACAATCCAGACAACGTTTCTTTCAACTCTTTCTTTACTTTTGAAAATGTTGGTGGAACTAAACTTAGAATCGAAGGTAAACCATTAACTAAATATGGTCAACCTTGTGATGTTGCTGCATTCCCATTCGAGTATGACAGAATGTACTTCAGTACTTTTGTATACGATGGACCAGCTACAACTGCTGATTTTATTGTTGCTGATGCTTGTAATATCGTTGCTAGTTCTTCTTTAATTCAAAAAGCATCTTATGCTTCTGGAGGATCTGAAGAATTCAAGCAATTAGAAAAGAACTTCTACAGCTACCAAGCTGGATATTTAAAGTCACTATATAGAAAAGGTGGCTACAATGAGAACTTTGAGTCTTATGTATCTGATGGAGTTGTTTACGATAGCTACTACATTAGGTTTAACCAGTATGATAAAGCTGCCTACCAATGGGGAGATTACATCATGCAAGATTCAACTGTAATCATCGCTGCACCTAACGCTGACACAAGTGGTATTGCTGCTTCAATAGAGGCAATATTAGTAAATGCATTAGGAGCTGTTGCTGATGACAATGTATGTATTACAACAACTACTACTGCTGCTTAAACAGCGTCAGATGTAGGGAGAGAACATTAACATAAACCTATGCCAGAGGTGAGAGGATTTACACTCATATCCTCTGGCATTTTTTTTTAAAACAATAGTATGGCAGCCACATTACAATTAGATATTATAGTACCTCCTACCTATAGTACTCTGTTACTTGCTGTTACAGATGCATCTGTCTATCCAGACAGCCCACCAGTTGTATCAGCTCCAACAATTGAGATAGAAGTACCAAATTTTGGTAAACAAATATTACCTTTTCTACCATTAGAAACTAACATCTTTGGATCAGACACTTTAGGAATAACTGAAGATGGCTGCAAACAAGCTTTGCCTGATGGTATATATAAATTAAAATATTCAATAGCTCCAGCATACACAAACTATGTTGAAAAGACTATTATGCGTGTTGACAAATTACAGGAGAAATTTGACAGTGCGTTTTTAAAACTTGACTTAATGGAGTGCGATAGTGCCCTTAAAACTCAAGCTAGTGTAAATTTAAACACAATAAACTTTTTTATTCAAGGAGCAATCTCTTTAGCAAACAATTGTGCTGAGCAAGATGCTCTTAAGTTATATACAAAAGCAAGCAATATGCTTGATCAATTTATAAAAACCAATTGTGGTTGTACTGGTAACGGTAACAATTACATAATAAACTTTAGATAAAAATGGCCCAGTGTGCAAATTGTGGTGCAAAAGTAGGATGTGGATGTCAGTTAACTAACGGTCTATGTGCTCATTGTAATGGTAATTCTAAAAAGGAAGTAACAACATCAACTTATGTTAACACCCAGATTAACAAACTGTCAGGACTGTCACAAGATACCTGATTTACTTAGGAAGATAGATTGCAAGATAGCAGAACTTGCTAACAGTGCATACAATAATGTTGTATTCATGTTAGGGGATTGTGTTCCTGCTACTGCAATTGTTCAGTTGCTAGCATATAAACGTATATTAACGTTTAAATACTGCAATCCTCATTATGGAGGATCTTTGTCTGTTAACGATATTGCTGGTAAAGTTATTCGTTTAACATCTGGATGTGTTGCTAAATGTAACGAACCTACGGTATGTGAAATAACAACATGCCCTATACCTATAGTACCAAATCCAACAACTACAACTACCACTACATCTCCAATAATTTGTGAGTTTAGTGGAAATATAATTTGCATTCCACCAACAACTACAACAACTACAACTACTATATTACCAGATTGTAGAGTTGAAGGATGTTTCCAAGTTAGAGAGATACCACCTCCACCTCAATGTGAGACACCTTTTAATACAAATAATCCAGAAGGTTTCCCTAATGGTATAACAGGTAACGGTACAAAAGTATTATCTAATGGTGTTGAATTAACTACAACTTATACAGGACCAGCTATATCACCTACTCTATTAACAGATCCTGGAACAGAGGAATTGTGTGATGGAGTATTAGTTAATACATATAATGATACTGACAAGACTCAGTTCCCTCTAGTAATAGGAGGATCTATAGTTTTAGAATTTGACCCACCTGTAGTTTCTGTAGCACTTGTTAGTACTGGATATGGATACAGTAGTTTCTTAGGTGAGACAGAAACTGTAACTGTAGAGTCTTTAGATCCTATTGTAGGTGAAACATTACTTAGCTGTAGCTTAAATGAAGCCACTGCTACTTATGAAACAACTCAAGTTAATGAAAATCAAATTAACTTAACAGGTGTACAAATTAGTCCAAGTTTACAAAGTGGAATTACTGTTATTACACCAGAAGCAGGAAGTATCTCTAGATTAGTATTAACTAACACTACAAGTCTTCCATTAGCTGGTGTAGTCTTTGATTTATATGCATGTGGTGGTGTTGCACAAACAACTACAACCACTACAACTGCTACTCCAGAAGACATTCCATGTACAGATGGATTGGATGTGGCATTTGTATTTGATTATACAACATCAATGTATCCTATAGTTCAAAATGTAAAAGCAGGAATAGCAGGTATTGTAAATGCTATTTATGCTCAGTCAGGTGCTGGTGGATATAGATTATCTTTAGTAACTGTTGATGAGTATACGGACAGTCAACCTTACGCCATCCCTAGTTATGGAAATTGTGTAGATTACATAAATTTAGATTCTAGTCAAAAAATTATAAATGGTCCTACTCAAAGTGTAAATCCAGCTTTTGTTCCATATGATCTTTATCAATATATTACTGCTTGGGAAATGTTTAGTGACAATAATCAAGCAACCTTTAATCAACAACTTCAAAAATTAAGTGGAGGAGCTGGGACTGGAGATGGTTGCGTTCAAATAGGCAATGGTGTAATGGCTGCTGAACCTACTGACTATGCAGCTAAATTAATTGCAGAATCAAGTTTGACAGGAGCATTTAGACCAAATGTTGCAAAATATATTGTTATACTAACTGACCAATTTCCAGGAAGCACTAGAGATTATTTTGATGTAGTTGTTTGGGAAGGTATACAAAGTATGATTACATATGCTCAGGAAAATGGAATTAAATATTTTGTTTTAGGTGAGGGTGTAGATCTAGTAGGAGGAGATCCAGGTTCTTCATCTGTTGTAGATGGTATATACCCATGGAGAGAATTAGCAGAACAAACTGGTGGAGATTGGAGCAATGATGCAAGTTCACAAGAAATACAACAGCAAATAATAGCTGCGTGTAACTCAACCACAACCACAACAACTACAACTCCACCTGCAACCTGGAACCCAAATACGTATTTTGTATTTAATATAGATACAAGTTCATCATTTTATTATGATACACAGAGAATTTCAGATGTATCTAGTTGTTCTATTATTAGGGCAAAGTTAGAAGCACATGTCGGTGGATGGCCTACCACAACTTTTGTACTATTTGAAGGAACGTCATCAGATGATATGGCATATATTGATGATGTAAATGGCGAGACTCTTAATTCTAGATTCTTTTTAAAAATAGGAATGGAAGTGAGTGGACCAGGAGTTCCTTCAGATACAGAAATAGTTAGCATTTTTGGTGCTGAAATAACAGTTAATAACCCTATATCAACTCCTATTAATTCTGTATTAACATTTACACTTAGCTCTTCAGCAAAAACTGCAGATTATAATAATGAAGGTAATCTTAGAAATATTTTACAGGATTATTATGCAACAGGACTAACTGAAGGTGAAGGTAATACAGATCCTACAACAAATGGATCAGATGCATTTGATTCTCATTTAATTTATGCAAGTGATAGAACTGAACATCAAATAAAATATTTAGCTAATGCAGGTAATAATAACGCACTACCTATAGACACATCTCCTGGAGGAAAATTTGAGGGAGCAGATAATATTATATTTCAGTCTTTTGGAGATTCTAGTATAGCTTATAATGGACAGTTCAGTGATTGGGATAATAGACAAACTCAGACAGACCCAAATGTTACAGATGATGTAACTTTTGTAAAAACTACTATATCTGATTTAGAAACAGCTGCAGGAAATACCACAATATATAGAGGTATATTCTATACAATGTCTGGTGGTGGTAGTAGAGAGGACTATGAAGAACTTTCTACTGGATTAGAAAGTGGAGCAAATGCAGAAAATGAAATGTATGCGTACACAAATGAACAACTCTTGGTAGCAGAGTCAAATGGTGAACCAACAAGAATCATTTATGTTAGAAATGTTCCATCTTACCCACAACCAAATGAATGGTTTGAAAATATAAAGAATGGATTAAACCAACTAGGTTATAACTTATAAAGTAAGTAAAGAAAATGATAATATTTATAACATTAAGTTTCGCAGGTGCAGAGTCAGGTCCTTTTGATCTGTACTCTGATGTTGATGGTTTTACTACACCATTTGCACAAAATATAAGCAAGGCTGATCTTTTAGGAGGTTATGAAGTCGAAGCTCCTGATGGAACAACAACTGTTAGATTATTAGATTTAGGTGCAGATTGTACACCTTTTACAACAGATATATACAACTGTGCTACACCAAACTGCGACTTCTCTGGAGAGATTCTTTGTCCTTATGAGAATTGTGACTTTAGTGGAACAATTGTTTGCCCTGCTCCAGATTGTAATTTTACAGGAGAGATTCTTTGTCCTGTAACTACTACTACTAGTACTAGTACAAGTACAACAACTACAACAGCTGCTCCAACCACTACAACAACTACTACTAGTTATCCACTGTTCTCTCCATGTACTTGGTCAACTTATGGTGGTAACTCAGGAGAAATTGCTGTATACGACTTTAACACTAATTCATCAACTTCTGTGCTAGTACCTAATGACTTTACAACCACTCAAGGGATTAACAGACCTATCTGTTCTACAGAAGATAAGTTATGGTTGGCTAGTGTTACAACTGATAATACAGTGGCATACATTAGAGAGTGGGACATAAATACATCTGGTCCTACACCAACTTTATCTTATGTTAGAGAAATAACTGTTTATGTAGCAAATCTTGATAGCGGAAGTATTTATGGAAGAACTATATCCACAATAGCTGTTAATAGTGATAATAGTAAATTACTTGTAGGATTTGGTGCAATAGACCAAGGCGGTAATGTAATGGGTATTTACAAGTGGGACATTTCTACACTTGGTGACATTGCGCTAAGTCAACAAAATTCTGAAGGCAATGCAGGTGTTAGTTTTGGTAATACTTCTGGTATAACAACAGAACTTACAGGAACGTTTATTACTAATGACAATAATGTTATTGTTTCTGCTAGATACTATAAAAATCCAGAAGCACAAGGAATCGTTGGATCAAATCGAGTAAGACAATATGAAGGATTAGACTTAAGTTCTTGGGGTGCACAGTCAACACCTGTTATTAATTTACAACAACGTGGTGTTCCTGACTTTACAACTAACTGGACTAATGTAAGTAAAGCTATGCCTGTATGGGGTGTAAATGGATTATTACAGGTAATTCAACCAGAAACACTTCAGGTGTATAATATTGATCAAATAGGACCATATGATGCTACACTGTCAGGTACAGTAGCTGATAATACTGTTTGGATACACACATCAACTGGTTGTGCAAATGTTGACATTATATATGAGGATTGTGAAGGAGCTACATGGATACCTGCATTAACTGAACAAGACAAGAGTGGTGACTGGGTATATACAGGACCTGCTACTTTTACATATGCAGGAATTGAGGTTACAGCTAGTGCCAGTCAAGATAATATGAAATTACAATCAGGAGATAGACCAGGAGGTGTACCTATAGGAGGATGTAGTGGAATATCTAACCCACCTGGAACTAATGTATTAGGAACCCTTAAAGGTTTTGATTTTACTATTACATTAAGTTTTTCACAACCTGTTAATAATATTCCTATTAGAGCTGCTGTATTAAATAGTCAACCTGATTTTAGTTATGGAGATGTTTATACGTTTGACACAAATACAGGAACACCTAATGTATCAATAAGTGTTGGATGTAATGTTCAAGTTCAAGGAAACTCAATAGGTGGAGGTGTACCAGACTATGGTACAGAAGGTGATGGAGAATTTATTATATCTTCTGATGAAAACTATACAGTTTTAACTATATCTGGTGACGCTCCAACTGGAGGACCACTATTACTAGGTTGTTTAGAAGTTGAAAAAAACTGTACATGGGCAACACCTTTTAGAGGAAGTGCTGGAGCTGATACAGTATTTATATATAACCCAATAGCTAATACATATTTACCACAATCTCTTCCAAATGGGTTTGGTAGTGTGGCTGATTATAAAAGAGGAAATTTTAGCTCAGAGAATATTTTGTTTTTTGCAAAAAAAGAGGGATCTGATCTTCTTATAAAAAGATATGATATAGGACAAGGTTTAACATACATTGATGAGATAGTAGTAACTGCTCCTTCTGGTGAACAATTTTCAGCACCATCTACATGTGCGATGGATGATAATACTCTTTTATTAAATACAAACCAAGGAACTCTAGGGTACGTTGGTAAAATATATAAACTAGTAATAAATTCAGACGGTACAACTACACTAACATTCTTATTTACTTTAGAAAGTGAGAGACCTTATTGGACATCTCCGATATTTTCAAATAATAAAATAATATATCAGAGAGTAGATACTCAAGATATTGACACTCCACGTTATATAGTTCAAAGGGATTACGCTACCTTAGATATAGAACTTGAAATAAATGTAACATACTTAAGTATCCTGGATACTGAACCAGATGGATATGTTATTCAGAACAGTAACCAGTCTATGTTTTTCTATGAGGATAAAATGTACATACTTGTAAGTGGTATTAAGTTATATGAAATAGATACAACTTTCCCTTACAATACTACATTAATAAATGAAAACACAGAATTCTTTGGTGCAGAAGAATTTAATAATCAATATTTAAGAGCTTGGAGTAATTCAGGTGAATGTAGTTCAAACTTATCTTTTATTCCATCAAATGAAACTACAACAACTACCACTAGTACAACAACGTTACCTCCAGATGCTCCAAGTACAATATGGATAAAGTTTGACCCTGTAACACCAGTATAGATATAAATTATGAAAGTAACACAAAAAATAAAAGATAAATTAAGAGAGGTTCGTAGATCAAATCCAGGTCTTACTTCTGTGTGGTATGGTTATAAATCATCTAATGGAGTTAGTACAGGAGAGCTAGGTATTGTATGTGGTGTTGAAAAGAAAAAACCTTTATCAGAACTATCAGCTGAAGAAATTATACCAAGTGAAGTGAAAGTTGGAAGTCAGACCATTAGAACGGATGTTGTAGAAATTACTCAACCAGAGTTACTTACTTGCAATGGTGGCTGTGGTGAAAACGCAGGATCAGCATCAGTACCTAACAGATCATATACAAGACCTATTAAGGGTGGTTTATCTATAAGTACAAATAATACATCAGGCAGTGTTGGTACATTCGGATTAGTTGTAAAAGATGTTGCTACAGGAGCAATATTAGGACTTAGTAATAATCATGTTACAATTGCAAATGCATTTTACACAAACTACAGAGACCTAACTTATAATATACAAAACGATTATGACCCAACAAACAATGTATACCAAGGAACCGAAGGAACTGTTCCTGGAGGTAGTTGGTCAGAGTATTTTACTTCAGCAAATATAATTGGAAGAGGAGTAAGATATGTTCCCATTCATCCAGAAACTTCAGGAATAACAAATAACGTAGATGCTTCATTATTTTCATTAACCGACAATGTTATAAATCTTAATGAAAGCTTTAAACAAGTTGGATTAGATTCAATTATTACAAATAATCTTCCTTTTGCTACAACTGCAGAAATAGATAATGTATTAATAAGCAATCCAGAATTATATAGTTCAGGAAGAACAACAGGTCCTAAAGGTGGAGCTAGTTGCCCCATGAGAATTTTTACAACAACTGGAAGTTTTAATATTAGTTATAGTAACCAAAATGGACAATGTTCAGGTGCCAACCCTGGAAATTGTACATTAATTGAAATGGAAGATATTATAGGATACTTTAAACCTATCTTAGAAAATCCTACATCACAGAATCCAGATGAAGGGTTTTGTTGTAATCCAGTAAGAGGTGGAGATTCAGGATCAGGTTTAATTGCTAACATAGGAGGAACTATAAAAGTAATTGGACTAGTTTTTGCTGGAGGTGGAGCAGGTTGTGATGGAGGGGCTAACTCATATACAGTTGGTTGGGCCTGTAGAATAGATGAAGTAGCTAGTCAATTAGGAATTACTAGTCTTAACGCAGGTGACCTACTCACTGTTGTAAATAACGCCTCAATAGAATACATAACAGAAATTGGAGGAAGTGATCAAATAAATAAAGAATGTGGAGGAACAACTTACTGGCAAGTTGGTCTAACAGACACATTAGATAACCCTTGTTAAAATATAAAATATCATGTCAAATAATTGCTCAAATTGCTATAACGGATGTACTGAGATAACCTCAGACAAATGCGTTAAATATACAGGGGTAGAGGTCCCTGTTCTAGGAATACAAAATGGAGACTCTCTATCTTATGTAGAGCAGTCAATAATAGGTTTTTTAACCTCAACTCTTGATGGTACAGGAATATTTCCTGTAGTACCACAGACAGATATATGTCCAAGTTTACAAGCAGAACTAGACGATTGTAACCCACTTTCATTAAATAACTACTTAACAGGAATAGTAAAGTTTTTATGTAACCTCGAGGAACAAGTTATTGATATTGCAGACCCTGAAGTTTCAACTGTAACATATGATTTAAATTGCATCAGTGGTGGTATTTCATCACCTGATCCAACATCAACAGAAGCAGTTTTACAGGCTGTCATAGATAAAGTTTGTTTAATAGCTGAAGATCTAGCAAATTTTATTACTTTTGTAGATAATACGTATGTTAAAGTTTCAGATATAAATACGTATATTGAAAACTATATACAAAATGATCCAAGTGAACAGCTTATTGCTAACAGGATGGTTCCTTTTTCAATTGTTGCTGCTACTGGAGGTGCTGCATTTCTTAACAACTTTAATGCTTCTGGTGCTGGTATAGGTAACTGGGAAAGGATATATCTATGTAATGGCGAAAATGGAACTCCTGATTTAAGAGGTAGAGTGCTAGTTGGAACTAGTGATGGAAGTATGAGTGGTGGAGCAATGGATATATCTGTAGATCCTGCTCAACCTGAGAACCCAACTTATACAATATCAACTACAGAAGGTAGTAATAGTGTAGTTTTAACTGAAGGACAAATTCCTTCACATATACACGATGTTACTATTGGACCATCAACACCTACACTAACTCCTACAGGATGGGCAGCAGGACCTTATGTTGGTAATAGTATTCCTGGAGGTGGAGGATTTAAAGGTGGAGACAATGGCTTTAGACAAAGACAGTTTAATGCAGACCCTCTTCCTCCACACACACATACTGTTACTCTTGATCCTACAGGTGGAGGACAATCACATAGTAACTACCAGCCTGGACGTGGAGTATATTATATAATTTACATACCTTAAAACAAAATAAAATGGCATACCTACCTGTAAACCCTTGCTGCACTGATGTAGTTTTAAATAACCCTTGTGGATGCACAAGTACATCTAATCAATGTAATAACTCCTGTGGAACAAATGGGACTGTATCAAGCACAGTTGTGTACGATGGCCCAACTCTTCCAGGATCTGGTGTAGAAGCTTGTGACACAATCAATGTAGCATTATCAAAAATAGACTCTGTTCTTGTCGAGTTAAAAAGTCAAGTTACAGCTAACACTAGTGATATTTCTGCTATTAAAGAGCAGATAATAAACATTAACTCACAAATAACAAACATTAATAACAACTGCTGTTCATAATGATGACCGTGCTACTAACCATATCTCAGATAGGATCTGATAGCTCTACATTCGACTTATACTCAGATGTAGATAATTTCAATGCTCCTTTTGAAACAAATATCTCAGCCGCTGACTTGTTAAATGGATATACTAGTTCTCTAGTTCCAGATTATGCAAGTATTGTACGAGTGAAATCTTTGGGTAAGTGCGTTAATTATCTGGATATAGTTTTACAAAATATAACAACAACAACAACTTTAATACCTTAAACCATGTTAATACAAATAAGCATAACCATTCCCCCTGGAGGCGCTGCTGGACCATTTGACTTATATTCAGATGTGGACGGATTCACAACTCCATTTGAAACACAAGTCCCAGCTGTAGATTTAGTAGCTGGATATACAGTTACACTTCCTATGGGAGCAACCATTATACGAGTTTGCTCTGTTGGTACATGTGAAAATTGTATTGACTTACCAACTAATTGTCCAACTACTACTACTAGTACAACTGTTGAACCTACCACCACAACAACAACAACGGTAGATCCGACAACCACAACTACTACTACTGCAGAACCAACTACAACAACAACTAGTACTAGTACAAGTACAACCACTACAACTAGTACTAGTAGTACAACCACTACAACTACCACTGCATCTCCTAAGTTTCAGTATGAACTTATTACAAATACTCCTTTAGATATAGGAACCGTTAATCTTGTAATAGAAGTTGATTCTGTTCAAGTGGTGAATGAAACAATAAGTGTTGGTAATACATCTCAAGTAGGAACATTAAACCTTACTGCTGGTCAAGTTGTAACAGCAACAATGACTAACACTAAAACAGGTACATTTAACTTTGGTAATAAAATAACAAAAGATGGAGTTTTATATCAACCACAAGACAACTGTGAACCTTGTGTAAATGAGTTAATTACATCACTATCCTCTTCATATACAATGGGAAGTGCTAACACTACATTTGTGTTCCAAGGTGATATTAATCCTCCTACAACAACAACCACAACATCATCATCAACAACCACTACAACTACTACAGCTGCAGATCTGAAGTTGGATTGGGAGCTTTTGACAACCACACCTGCAGATATAGATACTGTTAGTGTAGAAATACTTGCAGATAATGTAGTTGTAGATACAGGTTCAATCACTAGTGCATCTAATCCTTTTGGAGGAAGTCCTCTAATTCAAAGTGGAGCTAATGTAGTAGTGAATGTAACAAATGCAAAGTCAGGAAATAATGTATTTGAAAATGTCGCACGAATAGGTTTAAATGTTAATCCACCGCAGACTGTTGTCCTGAATGATCAAGGATCTGCAACAGGTTCACTTGTTTCTACCTTTAGTTTTATCATGGCAGTTTCAACAACATATCTTGATATAACAGGGAATGTTTTGGTACCAACAACAACTACTACTACCACTGTTGAACCCACAACAACTACCACTACGACTAGTGCTGTAGGGACTTGTGATTTAGGTACTATAACAATAACTGCACCTTCTCAAGCAACAACGACTACTACTAGTAGCACAACCACTACAACTACTACAGTGGGTGGGTTGACACAGGGGTTACTGAGTTTGACTCCGCAATCTTCTGCTGCACTAGCATGTGTTCAATCTACAATATTGGATGTTTGGATATCTAATGTAAATGCTAGTAATATTCCTACAAACAACTCGATTGTTTACACTAATTTTCAAGGAACTACCACGTATACAGGAACAGGAGATTGGCACATTGTTGATATAAATGGATCTGTTGGTAACTCTTCTTTTACAATTGGAGCTAACGGACAAGTTAGTGGTCCAATATCTCTATGTTAATCTATAAATCTTAAAACAATATAATATGGCATTTCAAGCAAATATAAAAATAACAGGACAGTATGGGGCTGACTCAGGACCTTGTGACATATATCAAAATGGTGATTTCTATACAACTCCTATAGCCACTGGTGTATTAATGTCCCAACTCACCTCACCGCTGGGAGTTAATGTTGGGTGTAATCCAAGTACAACAGCACTCAAAATTCAGAACACTGGAACGTGTTCAAACTTTGAGAATGTTGCAATCACATTCATAAGTTGATATGACAGGCTTAATAAAAATAAATACAATAGGTGGAGATCTTCACTTGTTTAACATCTACTCAGACATAAATAACTTTACAGCTCCATTTGCAACAAATGTAACTAGAGATGAATTGTTAGATAAAACTGGTAATGGAGGTTATGCAACTGATCAGATCCCTGATCTAGCAACAATTATTAGAGTCATGGCAATCGATGAAGGAATATTCCTAGATATTAATGTATAAAAAGTCTTGTTTTGTTGGTTTTACAAGGCTTCTCCTAGGGTTATTAGTAGCCCTAGGAGTTTTTTATTTATAACTAAATTGATTATAAATAATAACCTGGTTTAGTAAATTTATTTGTAATATCCAAAATAAATTTTATATATTTACAATATTTTTTAACTAAAGCACAATTACATGTCGTATAATGAGAAAGTACTCAGACAGCTAGAGGGACTACTGAGCTGGAAAAAAAGTAAAAAGTTTTATGCTGAAAAGCTAAACATAACAGAAGATGAGGTAGATGAACTAATTAAGGAAATAAGAAGTAGAGAGAAAGATGAAGGAGAGGTGTTTTTAAAAACATCAAATACATCAGAAACCTTTGAATCACTAAAGAAGGTTAACAGTGAAAAGGGAACAATAGAGAGTACAATTACTATTGATTATGAACCCAAAAATCACCTGGAGTTAGCAAAGCTTCACAAAATAGATCTAGACAAATATATAATTACAAACTACTGGTCTAAAGTACTTCCAAGCGGAAAGTTTACTTCCTCAGTATTTTCAAAGAGGAAGACACCAAAAGATTACACAGCTGATGATTTCAGCAAGTTCTTAGAGAACTATAAATCAAACTACACTCCTATTCCTGCTCCTGAAATGGGGCTGCTATCTCTGGTAGATATTGAGTTATCTTTATCAGATTACCACTTAGCTAAAAGATATGTTGATGGAGATAATGATCCAGAAACTAGAGCTAATAGGTTTGTAAAAATAGCAGAATCTTTAATTCATAAAGTTAGATCTATTTATAATATAAATAAAGTAGTGTTTCCTATATCTAATGATTTCTTTCATACAGATAATTATCAGAACACTACAACTAATGGTACTCCTCAAGATATAATATTAGATTATGCATCAGAGTATGAGATGGGATTTAACCTTTTAGTAGATACTATTAAAATGTTGAAGAGTAATTCTAAACATGTTGAGGTTATTTTAGTACAAGGTAATCACGATAGAACTAAATCATATTACTTAGCTCATGCACTAGATATATTTTTTAAAGAAGATGAGAACATATCATTTGTTAGAGAAGAAGGATTAGTTAAAGCAACTGTAGTGGGTAATACGTTTATTGGATTTCATCACGGTAACTGTAAGATTGATGCACTTCCTTTATTATTTGCTACACATCCAACTTATAGTAAGTGGTTTGGAGATGCTACGTATAGAGAAGTTCATACAGGTGACAAGCATCATTATATGGCAAAGGAAATAAAAGGAGTTAGGATACAACAAATGCCTAGTTTATCTGGAACAGATAGGTGGCATAAAGATAATAATTTTGTACACAGTGTACGAGCTGCTCTAGCTTTGGTCTATGATTTTAAAGTAGGCAAGGTAGCTGAATTTGAAGAAAGAATATAATTATGGCAACATTAAGAAAATTGGTTTCAGATGTGCGATCTACGCATAAGATTTTATCAACTGATGCACTTATTACAGACAGAGCAATTTCTTCTGAAATAAGAAATAATGCCTTGACGTTAATTAAAAGAGAAACCAATGTAAGGAAACTATGGGCTAGTGATACCCTGTTTACTACCATTCCTTGTTTAGAGATGGTAGAGGTTCCTATTTCAGAATGTTGTGAATATGCTGACCCTTGTACTGTAGCAAGAACTAAATTTAAGCTACCTAGAATATCAGAAGGTAACTATCAATATGTAATTCAAGGTGTTTATTCTATAAATGCTATGGGAGGGAAAGGTACTAAATTAAAAGAAATAACAATAAACAGATATTTAAATATACTAAAACTTAGACTAATTAAAAAGGAAAGTTATTTTTGGATATCTAACGGTTACTTGTATGTGAGTAACCCATTATTAAAATCAATAAGGTTGGCAGCGTTGTTTGAGGAAGATGTGCCTAATGAAATAATGTACCCAGATTGTGATTGTGGTACAAATTATTCTACAGAGGATCTATGTAAGAATCCGCTAGATAAAGAATATGCACTTCCTGGATACTTAGAGCAACAAGTTCTTGCAATGACTTCTACAAAACTTTTATCTACATATTTTCAAATTAAGACAGATATGAGCAATGAAGGAATAGATGGACAAGCACCAAATGCCCAGCCTACAAACTAATAACAAATGGCTAGAGTCTCTGTTGATTGGAGAAGTGCAAGTAAAGATAACTACAATGATTTCTGTAAGAAACACCCTTTGGTGAATCTGTCTTTTAATGAGTGGAGAAATATATTGTATCAGTACAATGATGCATTTAAACACTATATATTAGAAACAGGAAAGAAAGAAAAGTTAGTAGGTAGCCTTGGACAATTTTCTGTAAATAAAAAGAAAAGAAGAAAAGTAAAAGGTATAGACGGTAAAGAGTTTGTCAACTTACCTATTGACTGGCAGAAAACTAAAGAGAAAGGAAAAGTTATATATAACTTTAACTATCATACAGAAGGATATTTCTTTGGGTGGATGTGGTTTAAAGAGAGTGCTAGATTTAGAAACTCTGAACTATGGTACTTTAAGCCCTCAAGAATTACCTCAAGATTATTATCACACTATATAAAAACTGACGATAAGTACCAACACATGTATCATGAATGGAAAAAATAAGTTATGTCGTACTATTATAAATACAATTTTATTTCCCCAGAGCCTATTTACGCTACTGTAAAAGAAGAACTTAAAAGTTACTTTGATACAGGCGCTGTAGATGATTTGCTCTTTCCTACCTATCTAGACAAGTGTCTAAGAAAGTTAGGCAGAACTACTTATGTAATAAGTGAACAGGTGTTGTTTATTGAAGACTTTCAAGCAAGGTTACCAGATAACTTTCATGCTGTCAGAGAAGCTTGGATGTGTGCTGAGGTGCCAGGAAACCCTTACCCTTCTGCCACATCATTCTACTCACAGGCAGCTAATGCAACAACTATACAAATATCTCCATTAACTATAGGAGGAACTCCTTGTAATAATCCTAGTTGTCAACACCCAAATTGCGATGGGACATGTATGCCTGAATTAGTTCAAGCAGTGTATAAAACAAATAATGAAATAGCTAGATCATATAGACATAGTTATTTATTAAAACCAGGTAACATTTCTACAAGACAACAGTGTGATGTAAATTACAGAAATGACTGGAACAATTTTGCACCTCCTGTAAGAGAGTTTACCCCTGGGTCTGCAAATTATGATTCATTTGATATTAGAGATAATAAGTTTGTAACCAACTTCAGAAGTGGCGTAGTTCACTTATTGTTTTATGCTACAGAGTATGACACAACAGGAAATCAATTGGTTCCTGATAATTATCGTATAGCAGAGTATGTTGAATCGTTTCTTAAGTTCAAAGTTTTTGAAATATTAACCAATCAAACAAACGATGAAACTTTTAATCAACTTCAACAAAAGCTGGCTTACTATAAACAAGAATATAGTGAGAAGTATATAGAAGCAGAGATTGAAATAAAAAAACAAACTCCTTGGGAGAAACAAAGGAGAATAAAAAAAGACTTGAATAGGTTCAATAAGTATGAGCTTCCAACTCGTACAAATAGATACGGTACAAGAAGAAGACGCAATAATTAAGAATTATGGCTAAACAGCAATCAAAAAAAGATTCTGACAAAAAAAAGGAGCAGGGTAATATTAGATTAAATCCAAGTGTTGCTAGGACAGGATTAAACCTAGACAGCTCTATTAATCAAGTTGGTCCTGGAAGGCTTACGTATGCTTTAAATGCTGCTGTAGAAAACTTTGACTCTAGTTCTGTAAACTATCAGAATGAGCCAGGTAATGAGTTGTGTTTAGATTTTCCTTCAGGATATAAACTCATTGGTTCTCATTTTATTCCTGAGAAACGTAAGAATATATTCTTTTTAGCCAACCCAAACACAGGAGATAGCGAGATTGGATTTATGGACAATAATGATTGTCAATATCAAACACTTGTAAATGCTCCTTGTCTTAACTTTGATGTAAATCACCCCATTCCTAAAGTTGTACACAGAATAACAAACTGTACAACAGAACTCTATTGGACAGATGGAGTTAATCCTAGAAGATATTTAGACATAGAAAATATCCCTTATGTGATTTCTTTGACACCAGAGGGTAGTATTTGTGGTGCTACAGAAACTGATCAACTTGATTGCAATCAACTTAAACTTCAACCTAATTTTAATATACCTCAATTGATGATCACTCAGATCAGAAATATAGGTAACTTAACAGCAGGTACATATCAATTTGCAGCTCAATACTCAGATGCAAGTGGCAATGAACTTACTTCATATTATTCTGTAACTAACCCTTTACCTATTTCTGATGAGTTTACAACAACAGTAAACTTTGATTATCCAGTGGGTAAGTCTATTGTTGTGGGTGTATCTAATTTAGATCTATCAGGACAGTTTGAATATTACAACTTAGCTGTAATAAAAACTATAAACAATATAACTTCAGTTGAAATTGTTGGTACATATAGTATTGAGGATTCTACAAGAGAAATAACTTATACAGGAGGAGATCAATCACCTATACAACTTTCCATATCAGATATATTTGAAAAGTTTCCATATTATGATATTGCACAAGATGTTACAGCTGTACAAGATGTTCTTGTGTGGGATAATCTTACATCTATTGATAGAATTAACTACCAGTCAATTGCAAATCAAATAACACTTGGTTGGGAGACACATAGAATACCAGCAGACGAAAATTATGCAGATGAAATAAATGCTGTAAATCTTCGTGGATACATGCGTGATGAGGTGTATGCATTTGAAATAGTATTCTTGTTAAAGAATGGTAAACAGACAGATGGTTTTCATATTCCAGGAAGAGAGAGAGGTAACGAAGAGTCTTATCCTGATGTAGCTGATTCAGGTCCTAATCAAAATAACGATTTTATTGGAGACCCTGACTATTATTCTGGTGATATAGGATTTAAACCTTGGTGGAAAATATACAACACAGCATCTGTAACAGGAAATTCTACAGGACAATCTAGTGATTCAAATTACAAAGGACCATGGGAATATGGTGAGTTTGCATATTGGGAATCAACAGAAACGTATCCTTGTGAACCAGATGTTTGGGGAGATTTATCTGAACAACCTATCAGGCATCACAAGTTTCCAGATGTGGCAGTAAGTCCTATTATAGAAAATGGACCAATAGTATATGACAATAATAAAATTGTTCCTACAATGCAGAACGATGCTGTATTTCCTATTGGTGTACGATTGGATAATTTGCAGGTATCTACATTAATACAGAATTCTGGACTAACACAAGATCAGAAAGACGATATTGTTGCCTACAAGATTGTAAGAGGTGATAGAGGAACAAACAAGTCTGTAATAGCAAAAGGTATACTTAGAAACGTAAACAAGTATACTAGAGATGAAGAAGACTACTACTACCCTAACTATCCATACAATGACTTATCTTCAGATCCATATGTGCTAGCTAACAATAATGCCTGGTCAGCTGACTCTGAAGCATACTTGGTGTATTTACCAGAAGCTGAACCAGATAGAAGTACTTTTCTTGCAATAATACAAGGACTTGAAGTAACAGTAAATGAAAATGAGGGTGTATTTGAGTATACTAGTGCACTGAATGGTAAAGTGACACAAGCAGTTATACAATTAGATGAAATTGTTGAAATTTGCTCATTGACAAGACCTGTTCCACTTTTAGGTAAGATGGTAATTGGTCCTGGTAATTATGATGTGTGGAGATGTTTTACTGATAATCGAAATACTACTTGCGGACATGAAATAGAATGGAAAGATCCATTTACTGATTGGAATGATACACCATATGTTAATGAAGTTTCCAGGACTAAGTTTCTGAATGATGATGGTTTCTTAGGTATTGAAGGTAGTGACAAATATACAGTAATTACTAAAGTGGGTGGTGTAGTTAATACTATATATTGTGGGAGAGTATGGACACCTATTGGTTGGAAGGACTGTTGTAGAGCAAGAAAAACATTAATGGAACCTCTGGAGTTTGGTCCTGGAGAAGTAGAAACCCCTCCAGGGGTTGCTATAGGTGCTGATTATGAAGGAAATAGTACAAGTAACAATAGTTGGAGAAACAGAAGAACAAGGAGTAGAAGATCCTCTTTAGGTTGTAAAGATGAAAAACCTCAACCTTCAATTGAAGAACAAGAAGATGGAGAGATTACATACAGACAAGTATTTAATTCACCAGAGACATCATTTGGACAACCATTCTTAGGAAGTGTATTAAAGCTTGAGAGTGTAATGTTTGGTGGTGGGAAAGCTCATTGGGTACAAGTTAAAGATAATGCTAACTACAAGCTTCTTTCTAAAGAGGCCCAACAAGATGCATTAGATAGTTCAAAGAAAATGGCTGACCTATCAGACCCACAAAGTTTTGGTGTGATGTTTACAGCATATCAAGCATACCTAACAATCTATGTAAATGGTATTACAAGAAAGAACTATGGGATGTCGTTTAACTCTAGAGCTAGTTATGATTATTCTTTTGATATAGCTAATAATATAAATGGAGGAATTAAACAAAGGGATATAGATTTAACTAGATACTTGATACCAGGTGTACAATCGTTAGGTCCTAAGGAAGAGTACTCTATAAATAACTGGAACAGAGAGACTTCTGTATTTATAAAAACATTAGATGAAAGAGAATTACCTAGCAGTACTACATTGTCCGTTCCTCCTCTACCTTTCCCAAGTCAAACACCTAGTTTACTTAATGGGGCTGATCCATACATAGAAGATGATTCTAGGTTTACAATAGGTAATAAAGGTGCATGCGCCACTCCTGAAAAAGAACAAGATCTTACAGTAGTGTCATACTATGCATCTATGAAAAACATTTTTCCAAATCAATACGGACAAATATATTCATATACTACTATTGATACAGGGTACCAAGCACTTATAAAAGACACAGGAACTTCTACAATATTTGGTGGAGATACATTTATTTCTAGATTTGCGTTTAAAACAAAACTACCATTCTTTATAGATAACAGAGTGGGTGCTCCTGATGACAGTGATATATTTTACGATGAGATTGGTAATATCGGATATCCAAGATACTGGCATTCTTCAAGATCTATATTAGAAGACTATGACTTTGAGACAAATGGTCAAACGACTCCTGTAAGAAACTTAATTTCATATAAGGCACACAACTTTGATTGTCCTAATGATCCATCTACTATACCTGTAGGAGGAGGAGCATATAGAACTTTCTATGATGGGTTTATGTATTTGTTTGCATATGGTATTCCAAACTTCTATTGCGAAACTACATATAATACAGACTTACGTCAAGCATTTAATAACAAAGAAGGAGACTTCTGGCCTCATGTAAGCTCTGGTATTCCTGATGATTGGTTACAAGAAACAAATGTACCTATCGCTCAAGATAACACATACTATTATAATGTAACTTACTCTAAACAAAATAAAGAGAATGTATTTTCACATCTTCCTCCAGACTGGCAAGATGACTTATGTTACACAGTGTTTCCATTTAGAGCTATTTATTCAGATGCAGCTATAACAACTGCTGACTCTAGGGTTAATAACTGGTTAGTTTATAGAGCATTATCATTTCATGACTTCCCACAGAATTATGGAAACCTTACATCGTTAGATGGTATTCAGAATAAAGCAATACTTGCACGTTTTGAGAATAAGTCATTGTTGTACAATAATCTTCTTACAATTGATACAAGTAATCCACAGGCTGCATACATTGGTAATCCAAGATTATTTGATAGTTCTCCACCAATTGATTTTGCTGAAACAGATCTCGGATATGTAGGATCCCAAAATAAGTTTTTATTAAAAATACCTCAAGGGCAGATAACTGTAGATGCTAAGAGAGGACAAGTGTTCTTAGTTTCAGGACCTAAAGTTCAAGATCTTACATCATTTGGTTCTGGTGTAAATAGGTTTATGATAGATCATTTACCTTTTGAAATACTTCAACATTTTCCAAACGTACCTACAGACAATCATTTTAACGGTATTGGGTTACATGGTGTATATGATAGTAAGTTTGAAAGAATAATTATTAGCAAGCTTGATTACATCCCTCTTCGTGACGACATTCAATATGATGAAGATACAGGAGAGTTTTATATTGAAGGTACAACTGCTAGTCTTTTTAGACAAGCAGACCCAACTGCAAATTTAAAAACAAATTGTCTTACATATATAAGTGATCAATTCAGTGGAACTTTAGAAGTGGAATATCAACCTTGTGATGATGATGTAGTATTAAATTTTACATTTGAATGCAACTCTATTTGTTCAGAGGTTCCAATACCTTGTAATCAACGCATAGTTTCTACTAATGTAAGATTATTTCCTGCAGAACCATGTGGAGGAACTACTACTACCACTACAACGAATGATACTACTACAACTAGTACTACTCGCCCTATTAAGCCAACCACTACTACAACAACTACAGTAGAGGTAACTACCACCACTACAACCTTAGAAGAAGTTCCTAGTGACCCTCCAAGACATATTGTATACCTTGAAGATGAAGAATACTTTTGTAATAAATCTTGGACAATATCTTTTGATTTCAATACAAAGAGTTGGATATCTTTTCATTCATATATTCCAAACTTCTACATAGGAGAGAACAACTTCTTCTATTCTGGAAAAAATGGATGTTGTACAAGTGATGGTTCTGGAAATCTTGAAGTTATAGCAGGTGAACTATTGCCTCCTACTTTACCAACCACCACTACCACTACTACAAAAACAACATTGTTTCCAATTACAACAACTACTACTACATTTAGAGATTTAGTAATAGAGGGTGGTGAAGTTAGACCTACTTCTTGTGAACTTACTGGTGGTACAGGAATAATAACAATAACTACCACTACAACAGTTCCATGCTACACTCCATCAGAGAATTCAATAACTGATAGTTTTTTAGAAGGATATCAAATAGTTGGAGGATCTCCAGTAGTAAGCACGAGTTCATCACAAGATGCATGTAAAGCAATGAACTTAATATCTCCAAATATATTACCAATTCAAATAAAAGTTGCTTATGATAATTATAGTATAGGTGAAAAGATTTATATTTGGGATTCATTTGTTCCATATTGTGAAAGTCTTTCAGAAGGTTGGTATTCTAAGGTTTCTTATGGAAAAAAGAACAACAGTGTCTTTTATGTAGCTTCTAATTCTAGAATCGAACAAATAGAATATTGTGATTACTGTTTAAGTGAAACTACTACTGTAGCTCCTCAACCATTGTTAGATGAATGTTGTGGATTTGTTTCAGTAACTCCTGAAGGAATATATGTAAGTACAGCTTCTCAAGATTTTAGTGAAACACAAGTTGATGGTTATGTGGATGTTCCAGGATTTGTATACTCAGCAACAACAGGTGTTGCTTTTACATCAAATAAGTTATGGACTATAGATTCAACCATAAAGGAATGGGATATTACACTCTCTCCATTTACAGCAACATTCAACAGAGATATACCATATGCAGGTTTTCCTGGAGGCATTGCAGGTAATATTGCACTAAGTGATACAGTATTATTAGGTGTAGATTCTACTGTAGCTCCACAGAAGATTCTAGAAATAGATGTTACAGAAAATATACCTGTAATAAATGTACAATTTGAAATACAACTAAATAGAGTTGTTGAAAGTAATTTATTATACACTAAAGAAAATAAGTTAGTTTTAATATCTAAAGACGGACTAGACTACTACATCACACAATTTGATTACTCTAATGGTAATGTTGAATTAGATGTAAGTCTTGGACAGCTCACTGGACGTATTATGTTATTAGAATGTGACTGTATAATTAAAGTTTTAATTGACGATATATTATATATATTTGATTCAAGCGAAGGTCTTGTTGATGTAACTGAAAATAATTTAACTGATCAAGGTGAGTCTGTAGATTTCAAAACACTAAGTCAATCAGCAGCATATATAAATTGTGGAATTGAAAATACAACCACAACAAGTACTAGCACATCTACCACAACTAGCACCACTACGCTTTCACCAACTTGTAATGAGTATGAAGTAAGTGGACCAATAGCAACATACTATACAGATTGTTTTGGTCAGCAACAAGTAATAAGTTTAGGTAGTGGACAAACACAAATAGTATGTGCAAGTATAGGAATAATAGGAGCAACATTAATAGGACCATGTAACAACCCAGTTTAATATGAAAACAATAGTAATAAAATTAACTTTTTCTGGACCAACCGCAGGCCCATTTGATATACTTCGTGAATCAAGAAGTATGTTAAAAGGAGCTGTGAGTAGAGAGATGTTAATAAATGGAATTACTGTTGATGTTGAGGATAGTGATAAATCAATTATAGTCAGATCAATTGGAGATTGTAAATTTGAAAAATTTGTAACACTTAAAGACATTCCTACAGATGAATATCAGGCAGCTACATATAGTCAAGATACCACAGGATGTTTGTGGACACATTTAAAGAACCCACAGATATATAATTATTACTATGGTAACATTGAACCTTATATTATAGAATATCCATTCTCTTATAAATATAATGATGAGATACTTCAGAATGTAAAAGACTATAGTAAAGTTTATAGATACCTACCTTCAACAACTGGATATTTTGATAATAATAGAAAGGTGCAAGTAGATGATAAATGGTTTAACAAGGCTGTATTATATAACGGCCAACAGTCTACAGGATTACTAGAACTTGTTCCTAAGCCAGAAAATAATCTGTCAGCGTACATGCAGTATCCTGTATTAAACAATGACAGTAAGACTATTACGTTTACCAAAAGTGATAACTTTTATCAGTATAACACATTCTGGGCATTGCAGAAAGATGAGCAGGTTCCACTATTTAATACATCTTGTGAATCTCTTTCTATTGATAAAGTTATTAATCAATCTAATATGGACTATGGTCCTAAATCATTTGGTAAGTCAACCCTTAGAGCTAAAAACTTAAAGGTGAGACATATACTTGATGACTCATCAACAACACACATTATAAGTCAGTTTATTGTAACACCATCACAAATATCATATAAGTAATGGCAAAAGGTTTAACAGCATCTAAAGCAAAGAAGATACTCGAAGATGGAACAGCTCGAGGTAAAGCGCTTACAGAGAAACAAAAGAAGTTCTTTGGAGCTGTTGCTGGTGGTGCTACGCCTTTAAAAAAGCTGAATGGTGGTTGGTTAGATAAGTTTGCTATGGGAGGAAGTCTTCCTGGTGCGTCTGGTATGATGTATGCACGTACGTCTGGAACATCTCCTGAAGAACCTAAGAAAGCTCAGGAGGGCACTATACAATTAGATGAGGTAGTTGTAACTGCACCAGGAAGAAAGAAAGATACAGCCTTTCGTGACTCAGATAAAGATGGGAATGTAGTTTCACGATTTTTGAATGTAGGTAGGGGAAAGAAAAGAGAAGAGTTATTTAAGGACATGCCTGAGTATTTGCAAATCAATGATGATGGTGATTATGTTCTTTCGATAGATCAACAGAAAGAACTTAAAAATCTAGGCATTACAGACTTAGATAGTTATAATGATTATTTTGGAACAAATTATAGTAGAGATAATGCATTAAATGAGTTTAATTATCTAAACTACTATAAGCCTCAATATGATGATATGATTAGTAGTATTCATGGTGCTACTAATCAAGCAGCAGAAAACATAATGACAGCTGCATCGTTTATACCTGCAGTAAGAGGTGCTGGTTTATTGTCTAAAATACCACAGGCATATCGATCTGTTGCTGGCCCTATTGGACAAGCTTATAGATATACTGCTAACACTCCTGTTGGAAAAGCTGCTTCTAAATATATAGGAAAACCTTTTTCTAAGGCAATGAATTATAAACCATTAGGTGGGCCACTTAGTATAGGAAACTATGCTGATGCTGCTGCTTTAGGTTATAGTAGTTATAACATTGGTCCAGATGTAAAAGAACTATATAACAATCCTAGTTGGTCTGCTGCAGGAAATGTAGGTTTAGATGCTTTAGGATTTACTCCTTTGCTAAATAAAAAGTTTACTAAACCTCTTATGACTATTGGTAAGTACTATACAAATCCTTTAGGAAGTGCTTTTAAAATAGGTATGAAAAATCCTAAAATACCAACTTTTCTTACCAGAGGTCAGAACCCACCAAATAAACTTCTTACTAATCCTAAAATAGACGCAGATAACTTTATGCAATCATGGACAAATCCTAACAATCCAAGTTTTGTTGGTAAGTTTGATGCTCAGATATTGAAGCCTTTTCCTAATGCATCAATGAGTGAAAATTATCTTAGAGTTAAGACAAGAGAACTAAATGTGTTACAACAACAATTAGATGATTTTGTGGAAGCAACAGGTACTAATGTTCTTCCTAAAGCAAAATCTCTTCAAAAAAGTATTGATGCTTTAACCAGTGAAATCAATCTGTTCTACCGTCCACTACGTGGTAACCTGGCAAGAACCAACATGAAAGCAATACAGGCTGGTGAGTTTAATACTGTATATAGTACTACAGGATATTCTCCTGGATCTGGAGGAACATACTTTGTCCCTAGTGCTAGTCAGCCTATGAACACTTGGAAATATATGTATCCAAATCAGCCAAATAAAATAGGTGTAGGTAATAATAGTGTTGTTAAGATAAATGAGGTGCCTGTAGGAGCCACTGATGCTGTTAAAAATAAAGCTAAAACAAGGGAAATGTTAACAGGTATACATGAAACCCTTGGTCATGCTAGTAATGCAGGAGGAACTGCTTTAACTAAACAGACTAACGACTTAATTAAAAGTGCACTCAAGAAAAATCCAAAAATAAAAGAGGGATCAGCTGATTGGGTTAAAGACTTTTTTAAGGACCCTAATGCAACTTTTAAAGACTGGGCAGACTATTTAGAAGACCCTACAGAAGTGGTTGCAAGAGTGCAGGAGATTAGAAGACAATACATTCCAAAAGAGTTCTGGGGAACTGACAAACAATATGAAATAACAGATAAGTTAGTTGATAGAATATTTAGAGATGGACTTTCTGGTAAGGCTAAATTACCTGCAGATTTCTTTAGAGTAGTAGATAAAAAAGGACTCAAGAAGTTAATGAAAGGTATATATGCTACTATACCATTAGCTGCAGGTGCTAACGAAATATTAGAAACTGAAACTACTAAATTCAAAGATGGTGGAAGATGCTGGCCAGGATATAAAGCAGTTGCTGGTAAGACACCTTTTAGTAAGGGTAGTTGTCAGAAGGCTCAAGAAGGAACAATTGTAGACATTGCAAGAAGATATGCAGATAATAAAACTGATGGACTAAGACCTGCTGTTGGTGCTGTAGATAAACTTAAAGCAATTTTTAATGGTGAAGATGGTTGTGTAAAAGATAATACATGTGTACAAGTTGTAAAAGAAATAGTAAATGAGGCTTCTATTGGTAAGGAAAATGCTCCTTATATTCCTGCAGATATATTTAACAATAGAGAGTTTAGAAAAAACTATAAAGACTATGGTTTTTTAGAAGTTAGACCAGAAGATGGTGGAGAAAGGTTTAGAGAGGATGAATTACGACCAGGAGATATATTACAATATTATTATAATAAAGATTCTGAAGGTGTAAAGGAAGGAGATGGTTTTATAGGATTCCCATATCATCTGGGTGTGTATGATGAGTTAGATCAATACATTAGTGATGGAGATGTGGACCACCCTACAGAAAGACAGAACATGTACATAGATGCAGATGGTAATAAAAAAGATCCTTTCTATGTGTATAGACCAAAAGAAAAAAGAAATGGTGGATGGCTAGATAAGTTCCAAAAAGGTGGTGTGATACAAGATAGAAAAAAGAAGGGAGACTCTGCACTTAAAAATTGGTATTATAACCAAGAAGATGTTTTAGGTTCTTATACAATGGGAGATAAGGTGGACGATAGTTGGTTAGCCAATTGGATTAGTCATCCTGAAACCAAAAAAAGAATTGCTAATTTAAATACACCTTATATTAGTTCTTTTGACACAGAAGAAACTAAAAATAAAATACTAGAAAAAGCAAACATTAACGCTCAAGAAGAAATTGATGAAGCTATTAATGATTTAAGAGAAACACCTGTATATGCAAAATCTGTTGGTAATTATAAAGATTTAAATTATAACAATAAAATTCAAGGGTTTAATCTCAGTTCTCTAGATTTATTTAATTTATCAAAGAATGCTTTAGCTCATTTTTTACCTGATGATAATGCTATATATGATCCAACAGGTGATAAAGCGGTTACTACTCATGAATTATCTCATGCTACAAGAGATTATTCACGAAGTAGAGAAATTGATATGAATAAAGCTATTGACTATAAATATAGAAGGCCTGATGAAATTTTGTTTAGAGAAACGATTAGTCGATATCAGGATTTTGACAAAGAAGAACTAGATTCGTACAAAAATAACCATCCTGCTTACTTAAAACATCATCAAGACTACATAGATTATTTAAATGACGATGGTTATTACCAAAGAATAATGGAGATTAGGAGAAATCTAAACGTAAACCCTGGTGAAGAAATTACAAAAGAAAAATTAGAAAAGGTTAAAAAGACTGGTGGCTACAGGGATTTAGATTTAAAATATACAGAAGATCAAATTTTAAAAATCTTAAATACTGTTGCTGATAATAGTGACATTAGTAGTAAAAACCCTTATGCTAAGAGTGGAAAAGTTATTAATGATGACAGAGGACAATGGGCATACCCTGGAAAGATAACTAAAATCAATTCCAACAATATAACAATGAAGGGTGTTAACTACCCTGTACTTGGAATATCTGACACTGGTGACAAGAAGATGATGCAACCAGGAAAAGATTACAAGTTTGATGGTAACTCTGTAACGGAGTACCCAATGGCTAAAGATGGAAAATCTTTGGTAGCCTTAGATCAATTGACTAACTTTACAAACTACAACACCCCACAACCAGGAGGCTGGTTAGACAAATATTAATAATATGAAAGCTGAATTTTTAAAAATAGCAGGCGTTAAGTCTGAAGCAGAGTTTTACAAGAAGTTTCCTTCTGAGGATGCCTTCATGAAAAAGCATGGAAAAGCTGTAAGAAAACTTATGGCTAAGAAAGCTAATATAGGAGCTATGATTCCAAACATAGAAACACCTAAAGGTAACCGTCCACCCACTCGTATAGATGAGGCTTTCTTGTTTGATACAGTAGCAAAGCAAATGGGTAAAAAGAGTTATGATGAGACACTGGAAGATATGAAAACTCAAGCTCAAATTGCTGCAGGACAACAACAACAGTCTGGTGGTAGCGGAGGAGGAATGGGTGGCATGATGTCTATGTTACCTCAACTAATGTCAATGTTTGGTGGTGAAGGTGGTGAAGGTGGATTAGGTGATCTTATATCTGGTGGTGGTATAGGTGGTGGTGGTGATATATCTGGTGCAATGAGTTCTCTTCCTATGAAAAAAGGTGGTAAAGTTAAGAAGTTTGAACCACACATGATGTATGATCCTAAAACTGGCAAGGGGTATAAAGCCAATAAGTTAAAGGATCATTTAAGAATGGAGAAGTTAGGATATTCACATGAAGCTCCAAAAGCTCAAGGAGGTGCAGCCACTCCTCAGTTTGATTTTGACTTAGGAGATTCTGGACCATCTAGAATGGGTAGATACAATCCTGACGGAAGTGCTGAATCATTTTTACAAGGAGCTGGTAGAATATACAACTCTAGAGCTGTTCAAGATTTTGGAATTCCTATTGTTAGCGATGTGATATCTATTGGTAAACAACTCAAAGCACAAAAAGAAACATTAGCTAGAGCTAAACAAAACAGAATGTTAACCGAGCTTACACTTGATGCAGCTAAATCAGAACCAGAAAAAATAGAACGTGAATACGTACGTCCTGAAGATGTTCAGAACACAGGAGAAGAATTCTTTCCTATTTATGGTGTAGGAACTAATGTTCTCAAAAATGGTGGAATGTTTAGTGACCCTGGATATGTACCTCTTGTTAATCCTAATCAACAAAAATCATTTAAGCAAGGTGGTGTACTAGGAAGTAATTCTTATTTAGTACCTAAAGCACAAGGTGGATTTGACATGGCTAATGTTTCTTATGGTGGAGGTAGTATGGGTGGTGCAGGTAAACAATTCGGTCAAATGATTGGACTATATGAAGGGACTGATGCTGGATCTAATATTGGTGGCACAATAGGTGGAACTATTGGTTCTGCATTTGGTCCTATAGGATCTGCTGTAGGTAGTTTTATTGGAAGTGGTATTGGTGACTTATTAGACAGAGATGATAGGCGAACTAGAAAAGAAAATGAAAGAGCTGAACGAGCTCAAAAAGAACTTTCTTACACAGCTATCGCTCCAGCAATACAAGCTGGATATGCCTCTCATATGGAGCAGGGTGGAAACATACCTAGTAATCCATCTATGTTAGACACAATGAAAATGGGTGGAGAGCTTAAAACACTGTGGGGTGGTAAAGCTGAAACAGTATCTTACAACCCATACGCAGGTGGTGAGAGTATTCAGTTTAAAGGAAACTCACATGACTATCGTGATCCTAAAACAGGACAAACAGGAATAGGTGTTGCATATGGAGAAGAGTCTGTTGCTAACAATGAAGCTGTTGTAGAGGTAGAGAATGAACCAGCACAGCAACTAAAAGATGGTGGAGGCGCTGAGAACTTAGTTGTGTATGGTGATCTTAAAATACCAGAAGAATACTTAGAAGAGATTGGTGATGATAGAGCTAAGGGTAAGAAGTTTAAAAAATATGTTAGTGACGTTCTTAATAAAGATGAAGCTAAAATTAATAAGAAAATGGAGAAAGCTGCTGACCTAGGACTAGAATCAGACAACACTGTATTTGGTCAATTAGAAAGATCTACAGCTGATGTTATACTTAAAGGATCTGATATGAAATTAAAAAACATTGCTGAGAAGAAAAACATCTTAGCTGATCTACAAAGTGCATTGAATGAAACGTTTGATGAGCTTGAAATAAAAGGTAATGAGTTTATTAGTAAGAATAAAATTGTTAAAGATCCAGAAAGAGCTATGAATAATATGGCTGAAGAGGGTGCCACTGTTACAGAAACTACAACTAATGGTAATTTTAACACACAACTAGGGGGAGATGATGTAGGAATGACTGTTGAAGAAGCTATTGCTGCAGGATTTGTACTTAATGAAGAAACAGGAGAATATGAAAAGTCAACTGGAGAAACTGTTGACCCAATTGATTCAGAAACTGATGCGTTAGATGAGGTTCGCCCAGGTCAAGGTAGAAATAAAGATACTGGACTATATGGTAACGTTACACAAAAAGAATATGAAGCAGCAAAAAAAGCTAACCCTTGGTTTGATTGGGAAAACTTTGACCCTACAAAGGATGCTGATGTTAGACGCTATCAAAAAGAATTTAACAAGAAAGCTAAAGAAGCTGGTTCAGATAAAAGAATAACAGTGGATGGTGACTTTGGAGAACAAACATCTAGTGCTAGATTTACTCCAGCTGCTCCAGGAGAAGAACCTAAAGTAGAGGTGGCAAAAATTAAAGAAGAACCTACTGTTACAGAAACTACAACAGTTTCTCCAAATAGAATACCTTTTCCAGTTCTTCCCCCATCAGTAGATACTAAAGGACTTGATCCTAATCAACTACTTGGAGAATATGCTGCATTATCTTCTAATACATTAGCTCCAGTATATGCTCAGACATATCAACCGAACTTAAGAGTTCCTTATGATATCTCTTTGCAGGATATGAAGAATGATGTAATTTCACAGAGTAGAGCTTTACAAAGAAATGCTACGCTGCAAGGTAACCCTGCTGCTCTTGCTCTTGCACAAGCTCCTACATATCAAGCATTAAATCAAATCAATGCTGAAGAGTTTAGACAGAATCAATCGTTTAAAAATCAAGTATATTCAGAAAACTTAGATACTCTTAATAGAGCACGCTTAACTAACTTAGGTATATATGATCAACAACAAGATAGACAAGATGAGGCTGTAGCTAAAACAAAAGCTACTACAATTGCTGCTCTTAATTCTATTTCTAGTAAGTATCAACAAAAACAATTAGAGGGTAGATTAAAACAAGTGTTTGCAAATCTTTATCCAACCTATGCTTTTGATGATGACTATAGAGCTAGAGTTCAACAATCTGCTAGATTTAGTCTTCCAGGTGGAACTGTATCAGGTATACCAGGACTTTCAACTCCAGGATTTAATCCAAACTTACAACAAGTTCCAGGAGTGATTGGAGGACTTCAAGGAATTATACAACAGCAACAACAATATCAAGAAGAGCAAAGAAGGAAAATGGAAGAGCAAGGACTCAATCCTGATATTAAATATAGAAAGATTGATAGAGCTTTAAATAGAGGAATCAATACAGAGGATATCTATGACTATGTACCTATGCAAGAACAAGAAGGAGCATATGCTAAGAGAGGAAAGACAGTTAAAAAAAATCATAAGAATAGTAACATCCTAAAAAAGCTAAGAGGTTTATAATTAAATTGATTATAAAACATTACTAAAACCTGTTAGCCATTCTTGGATAATAAAATTAATCACATTACATTTGTTAAATTATGGCATCGTATAAAGATATAATCCCTACGTTCAACCCTTATATACAACAAGAGCCTGTAGAGGCAATGATGAAAGTTGGTGTATATAAGCAGGAGCGCTATGATGAAGGGGTAAAGAAAATACAGGAGAGCATAGATAATATTGCTGGTCTTGATGTTGTTAGAGAAGTTGATAAACAATACTTGCAATCAAAACTCAATCAACTAGGTGGACAGTTATCATCTGTAGCAGGTGGAGATTTTTCTAATTTCCAACTTGTCAATTCTGTAAATGGAATGACTAATCAGATAGCCAAAGATCCTACTGTTATAAATGCAGTGTCATCAGCTGCGAGATATAGAAAAGCATTAGAAAGTAAAGATAAGCTTATATCAGAAGGTAAAGGATCTGATTCAAATGATTGGTTGTTTAACCAACAAGCTAATAAATGGTTAAACAGTGATGATCTTAAAACTCAATTCAATGCTACATATCGTCCATATAAGGATTATAATAAAGCTGCTAGAGATATTGTAAAAGCACTAGGTAAAAAAGTTACAGGATATGATGTTGCCTTTAATGAAAAAGGTCAACTAGTAGATGCTATGACAAGAGTTAGAATTGAAGGAGTAAGTAAAGAAAGAATACAAACAGCTTTAAAACAAGGACTGTCTCCAGATGACTATCGTCAAATGCAAACAGATGGGTTATATAAATATTCTAATACATCATCTAATCAATATGTACAGGATTTGAACTCAAGTTATCAGAATACATTTAGTCAATATTCTAGTGAAAGAGATAGGCTTTTAGCTCTTCAATCTTCTGCTTCAAGCCCTAAAGAAAAACAAAGATTACAGCAGCAAATAAGTCAGATAGACGATGCTAGTGAAGCTCTTAAGTCTGAATACAGTTCTTTATCTAGTGGGTTTGAAAGTGGAGATGTTCAAGGATCTCAGGCACAACTATATACAATGAATTGGCTTGAGGATACATCTAATGCATATGCAACTCAAAGCACTATCAAGTCTTATCACACCAATCCATTTGCTCAAAGACAATTTCAGAGAGATAAACTTAGGCAAGATGCAAGTATTGCAAGTGCTAAGTTACAACAACAAGCAAAATATAATGAGGATAGATTAGAGATAGAAAGAAAGAAACTTAAGCTCATGCAAGATCCTTATGGGCCAATTTCAATACCTACAGATAAAAATTCTACACCAAAAGATGTTATTGCTTCAATGGAGGCTTCTAGAGATAAAGAAAAAAATATAGAACAACAATTAAGAAACAATTTCAAAGCAAAGTATAAAGTAAATGGTGAGGAGCTGAGTGATTCTCAATTTAATCAATTGGTTGAAAGATATGAAAAATATCCAGCCTCTGTAAGCTGGGATGAAAAACAGGATTTAAATCAATTTATTAAATCAAGAGATAGATTAGAAGTACAGAATGACTTAATCACTAGAGCTAATAATGAAGCTGATGAAATATTTGACAGAGAGTTATATAATAATCTTCCTGAAGAGTATAAAAATTTAGATTTTAATGGTTTTAATGTTGCTGAGGCAAACTTAATGTTTAGAGACTTTACGAGAAACTATCTTAAAACAGGGCCAAGTAGTACCACTTATACTTCTCCAACTACTGGTTCTACTGGAGGAGGTTCTGTAGGATATACTTTATCAGAAGATCAGGCATATGCAGACTATCAGAGTGGCAAGTTATCAGATGAGGAATATGGACTGTATGAAATGTGGGCTGCTTCAAAAGGTAGTAAAGAACTAAGGGATCAAATACCTGAGAATACACGAAGAACTATTAATGAAATACAATATATTTTAAACAAAGAGACAAAGCTAATTGATGAAAAGAAGCAAGAGTATCTTAAAGATTACTATCAGAAAAATTATAAAATTGGTCAAGAGGTAGGTTATAGAGTTCCTCTTGAGGATGCAAAACAAAAAGATCAGTTTAGACCTGTTCTTAATTCTTTAGCTATAATAGCTGAAAGAACTGGAGGTCTTGGAACAGGTTCAAATGTGGCATCTAGCGATATAATGACAGCTGCATCTGAATTACAGAGTGCAATGGTGACTACAAATTCTGATGGTAATTATAATATTATTGTTGGAAAAACTGATGGATCATCTCTTTCAATTCCAATAGGTGAAGATCAATACTATGAAGCATTTGGAGACAGGTTTGAAGCTAGTCCGAGTGTATCAAGTTTTAATGAAAGATATCTTCCTAAAATGCTGTCTACTCCAACGGACTTAGAAGTGGTACAAGATGGACAAGGTAGAGACGTTTTTCAAAAGCAACCACAATCATTCTACACAACTGCTAAAGATGGAGAATATGAGACTACACTATTTAATTCATTTTTACATGGACCAGTTGACTTTCCTAATGTTCAGCACTATTCTATTAGTGGTAATATTATAAGTGATGGTAATCCTAAAGAATCTGATCAGTTCAAACTTAAAATTAATATATACGATCCAGTAAATAACACACTAATACAAAATCAATTATTTCCTGCTGTCTTTAATAAAGCTGACCTTGTACCAACATTAGAGAATTTTACTGATGAAGCAATATGGCAATTATTAAATGAAACTCAGAAAAAAATGCCTAAAGAATTTTTAATAGAATTAGAAGAAGCTGCAAAAGCTCCTAAACAAAACTAGTATGTCTAAAGAGAATTTACCAAAAGCACAGAGTGGAAAGACTGTCATCCCTCCTCCAACTCAGTTATCTTCTCCCAACCCTTTGTTGAATGAACAATTCATGCAACAGAGATTTGGAGGCTATAGAACTGGACCTGTTGATGGATCTCCTCTTCCAAATAGACCTTATGTAAATCCTTTTACTAGTATAGGTGGTGGAAGTAGTCAGACTAGTTCAGCTCTTGCTGATCTTATAAAGTCTGCTAGTGCTGGTCGTGATTCTGGCAAAGGTGCTAAGATAAGAACACTTGATGAATATGCTGGTAATGAAAAAGGTAGATATGATTACTTCATGCCAGGAAACTTTGATAACGAAGATGCTGCTGCACAAAGTCAAAGTTTTGGTTCTAAAATGGTAAATGGTGTTAGTAAAGGATTGTTACTTACAGGTACAACATTCTTACAATCAACAATAGGTCTTGTTAATGGAACTGTTAAAGCAATTGCAGATGGTAAGTTTTCTTCATTCTACGATAATGAGTTTAACAGATCTTTAGATGAAATAAATAAATATGCAGAAGATGCATTACCAAACTACTATACAGCTTCAGAAAGAGATGCTAATTGGTATTCTCCTAAATACTGGTTTACAGGTAACTTCTTGTGGGATGGTGTTGTAAAGAACTTAGGGTTTGCTGCTGGTGCTGCTCTATCAGGAGGTGCATATACAAAAGCATTATCAAGTATTCCGTATGCTTCAAGATTATTTTCTGTTGGTAAAGGAGCAGAAACACTTGCTGCTACAGAAGCAGGTTTAGCAGGAGCATCTAAAGTATCTGACACATATGGTAAGGTGAGATCATTATCTGATAAGTTTCTCTCTAATTACAATGCATTAAATCAAGGAGGTAGGATAACTGTTGCAGGTTTAGCAACAAGCGGTGAAGCAGGAATAGAAGCTTTACACAGTAGTAATGAGTTTAGAAAAGAGCTTGTGGATGCACACGTAGCAGAATTTGGTGTAGTTCCAACAGGTGAAGCACTTAAAGCTATTAATGATGCTACAGAAGGATCAGGAAATGCTACATTCTTTGCTAACGTAGCAGTCTTATCAGCTACTAACTATATTCAGTTTCCAAAGATATTAGGTAGTGGATATAAAGCAGAGAAAGGAATAGCCAATCAACTTGTTAGAGAGATAGATGATATTGCTTATGAGGGTGGTAAGTATATAACACCTAAAGTAAAATACCCATTCCTATCTAGATTAAATAAAATAAGACCATACACATTCTCTATATCAGAGTCTTTTGAAGAACTAGCTCAATACACTGCTACAGTGACTACAAAAGATTATTATAAAAAGGCTTTAAATGGTGAAGCTACAAGTTGGATAAACTCTATTGGTGTTGGTCTTACAGAGGGTGCTTTTAGTAATGAGGGTGGTAAGAATGCACTTATTGGTGGAATTTCTGGATCTATAATGTTAGCAAGAGGTAGGTTTAGACAAGACAGAGCTAGAAAGAAAAATACAGCTCAAGCAATTGATGCTCTTAATAACGCTAATTTATCAGATTTCACAAAGGAAACTATTGATGCTGTAAACAGAGGAACTGTTTTACAAAAGGAAAGAGAGGAGCAGATTAAGAATGGTGATGTTATAGGAAGTAAAAATACAGAAGCTGATTACATTATCAACTATCTTACACCTAGAATTAAATATGGCAGATATGATTTAGTAAAAGCTGACATTAATCAATATAAAACACTTGCTAGTACAGAAGAAGGCTTTGCTCAACTGCAAGCTGAAGGTAAAGCTCTTGAATCAGATACAAGAGAAGCATATCTAAATAGACTTAGTAAATTTGAAAAAACTGCAGATGATGTAAAGTCATTATACCAATCACTTAACTTACGTTACGGAAGTGAAATATTAAAAGATGATGAAGGTAATCCTATTTTAAATAAGGATGGCAAGAAGCTTTTAAAATATGGTCCAGACGTGATGAATCAAATGATATATGCAGCTAGTAAAGTTGCAGACTTTGATAGCAGACTATTAGAGATGATGCCTAAGTTAACTGCTGCTGGAATAAATATCTCTGAAGTTTTAGATGGACTTGCTCAGGGTAACATAGATGCATTTAATAATGCTGCTCTTGATATTCAGGAAATGGATATTATTGATGTTGAGAAAGAGGAGCTTGGTCAATTGCTAGATGACATATCAGAAATGTCATTAGCTAGAAAATCTTTTGTAAAAGCATATCAAGATATAAAAGACAATCCTAGTAAATATATATTATATAGACCAGAAGATGCAACAACTCCTAGCGGACCTACTGAAACAGTTAGTGTAAAAACTAAAAAAGGGCAAAAGGACATAGAGTTAAATACTGAATACTTTGCTGGAAAGGGTGCAGATTATTCTAAGCAACCATTAAATTCTACTGTACCTATATCTAGATTTAGTGTATTAGGTGTAAATGAAAATGGAACACTTAAGATAAAGAACCTTGATACAGGTAAAGAGTCAGATATTTCTACTGAAGAGTTTGAAAATCTTAGTGTAGGTAAAGCGTCCACTTTACAAGCTAACAGCACAGCCAACTATTACTACAATCATAGAAACGAAATCTTTGAATACAACTTTGGTAAACCCTTTGGTGGTAAACGACCAGGTAGACTTGAGTATCAAAATGATAAATTATATTTTGTATACCTAACACCAAAAGGTAAGGTGGCAAAAAAAGAGCTTAACCGTACTCACTTTGTTGCTAAAAAAGGTTTTGATCAAGCTAGAATTATTAAGATTGGAAGTGTAGAAAATGAAAATCAGAAGACATCTAAAGAACTGTTTTTATCTACAGAAGAACTTGCTAAAGAGAAACTTACACTTAAAAACAATAGAGAATCTCGCTTAGAGACATTAGCTCAATTGGGTGAGGAGTCAAAAGAAAACCTTGATGAGGTTAATAAGGTTATTAGTAAAGCTAGAGAAAAACTAGCTAAAGTTAAAGAAGATCTTGCAAACATCCAGAAGATGAAAGAGACTGGAAAAAAGATTAAGCTTAACTTTTCTAAAGCTACTAGATCATTTACCAGAGCTTTAAATAATTTAACGTCTATGCAGGCTGATCTCACTGAAGTGATAAATAATGCTGAGCTAGAGAAAGAAGAGCTTCAATTTAATATTTCATACTTTTCAGATTTTGCAGATCAAATAACTGACCTTCCTGAAGACAGTGGGGAGTTTTTAAAAGAATTAAAAAATCAAGTTGCTCTATTACTTGATAGTAGTAAAAATCTAAAAAACTCTATAAGGGCAGCTAAGAAGCTTTCTAAGTCTGCAGAGAAAACTATTAAGTCAGCAGTTAAGTTGCTTAGAAGTGCTATTAAGAGTTCGTACATTGTAGACCAAGACTACTCACAATACCTTAATGAATTATTAGATGCAGCTGTTACTGGTGAAAATATAGAAGAGGTATGGCCACTGTTAAAACAAGAGCTAGCTAACTTTGCCCTAACAAATGATTTATCTGCAGACACTAATGTAAATGAAGATGGTTTACTTGAGGCTATAAATAACACTAGACAACTTGAATCGGACTTAGTTAATTTAACATCTGAGTACAAAGCTAGAAAGGTTATTGTAGATAGATTTCAATCTATTATAGATGAGTACAATGCTCAGAAGGTTGAAGAAGAAGAACAACAAAAAAACCTTAATGCAGTGATGTCTACAGCTGATAAAGGTATACCTACATATTCATCAGATAATTCATACGAACCTGAATCAAAAAAATCATTAGATGTTCTTCCTAGATCTACAACATTTAGAGACACTAGAGGTGGTGAAGAGATGAAGCCTGATGAAATTAGAGCTAATCAGTTTGGATTAGATTTAGACTCTTTTGATAACAGAGATAAGATACGTGGTGTTTACGTAACAAGTAAAACACAAGATCAGATATTGCCAGGTGTAATAGAATTGGCATTAGATAATGATCAAGCACTTATTGATGAATTTAAAGATTCAATGATTGTAATGGTAATGGTTGATGAAACTGGACTACCTGTAGGTGTAGATGGTAAACCTATTCCAGAAGAAAAAGCATTACTAGATAGTGCTATATTCCAAACTATTCCAGAAGAAGGTTTTAGTAATGGTACAATGTTTAGAGAAGGTACATCTTCAGAAACAAAAGACTTTATTAATAAAGAGTATAAGAAGTTTAGAGACGGTATACTTACTCAAGAAGCTTTAGGAGTGCCTGTTAATATAACAGCATCTTTTGGTGTTCCCCAGTTTGAGTTAGATAGTAGTGGTAATAGAATATATTCTACCAGAACATCTGTAAAAGATGCAGGTCTTATTACAGACTCAGATTTAGAAACTGAGCTTTTACTAAGCATACCTACTACTAACAACACACAATCTAAAGGAACAACTCAATATACATCAGCTCTTGGTTCTGTATTTTTAGAATTAAAAAATGGACTTGTAAAGCTAAAGAATAGACAACACACATCTAAAGATGCATCTGCAATATATGACTCTATATTACAGTTGTCTAAAAACTTATTATCTACTGAAGGAATTAACAGCAATAGTTCTTTACGAATTCTTGAATTCTTAAAAGGTGTAACTTATTGGGGTATACCAGCTAATGAAGCAGGTAACAATAGTGCATTCTTTGAAAAAGATAAAGATGGTAAACTTGTGTTACGCCTTTCTAATCAAGGTGTTACATTTAAGTTTACACCATCAGCATTAGAACTAAACAAAGATGCAATTATAAATACTCTAGAAGGCATGTTTAACAATGTTAATAGAGCTAAGACGCTAGACATCAATCAAAAGTTTGAACAAATAATATCTATATCTTCAGAGGGTGATATAGAATCTGTTGTTTGGCCTAACTATCAATCTTATTTATTATCAAGTAAGGGTAGAGAAGATTTTGAATTACCGTTATATACACTAATGAAACCTAAACTAGAGGGTGAACCTAATAGAGAAGGTGTATATTTCATTAATGAAAATACAGCTGATGATTTTCAAATACCAGAACCAAGTTCACAGCCTTCAAACATACCACTTAAAAAATCTGAAGGATATGTTATTGATGGTAATACTGTAAATACATATACATCTCCTCAAACAGGAAAAAAAGTATTATTTAAAGCTAAAGACATAGATGGTAAAATATCAAAAGATAGTATAGAAATAGTACCTGGTGGTAACCTTGCTGAATTTAGGTCCAAGAACATTACTGATGACCAACTAAAAGCAGTTGTGTTAAATAGTATAAAGCCTGGTATGATAAAGAAGGCTGCACAAGAAGCTTATGAAAAAGTAGCTAAGCCAGAAGCTCCTACACAACCAGTAAAACAATCAACTAGTGAGGTTGAAAAAGTTCTTGTGGATAAATCTACATTAAAGGATGGAGATGTTGTTTATGATAAAAACAACACTAAATTTATTTTTAGAGGTCTTAGAAAAAAAGGTACAACTGGAGCAGGTTCACCTAGACTAGAAAGAACAGATAATTCTGGCGAAATTGCTATACCTGGAGCAAACATAAAATTATATGTTCAATCAACACAACCAACTAGTGAGGTTAAAACTATTAAGCGAAATTTAGTAGAACTTGAGACTCCAATAACTGAATTTGAGCCAGCAGTACAAGAATTATTTAATTCGCCTAATCCTACTATAGAGTTATATGAAAATACAGTAGCAAATTATGAATATGATTTAGAAGCAGAGTTGAGCCCAAGTCTTCGAAAATCTACTGAGGCAATGTTGAGAGATGTTAAAAAGTCTTTTACTATATCTCAACCAACACAGCAAACTAGTGAGGCTGAAGACGAACTTAATAATTTAGAGAATTTAATAAATAAACGTATATCAGAAGTCAACTCATCAGAACTTGAAGGTATAGTGAAAACAGAAATGGATGTTAACTTAGATCAATTTGATAGTGCTGATGTAAAAGAGCTAGAGGATAAAGGTTTGTCTAAGGAACAAATAAAAGAAATATTAATCAAAAAATGTAAAGGTTAATGGGAGTATGTCCTAACATAAAATTGCCTGAATGGAAAAGACTTGTAGCTGCTAAAGGGGAGCGTGAGGCATATTACCTATGGGCTAAGTACAATGGTGAGGTTCCTGAAATAGAATTTCGTGATGCACCTATTGATGATTTGTTTGATTCACAACAAGCTGATGATACACCTTCTAAAGTGTTGAGCGATAAGCAAACTTTTGATGTTATTCAAGAAATGACATTTCTAATGTTAAATGATTTTATCAAGTCAGATGAAAACTTATTTAATATAGAAAAAATAAATGCAAGTACACTTTACAATGATTTAAAAGTTGGTGTATTAGCAACGATCAAAGGTAAAGAGAATGCTATCAATGATATTATTAATAACAACAAAGATTTAACTAAGGCACAAAAAGAAAGACTAGAAGACATTATTAAAAATAATCGTCAATTGATGATAGATGTGCTTAAAGACTGGCCAAGACTTGAAGCAAAACATAGAGAATACATAAGAGCATACAGTGTAGAGTTTGATGAGAATGATTCTTTGCAATTAAATGATGAGGATAGAGTTAGAGAAAGTAATAGATTTGATGCTTCAAAAATAGATAACTTTAGAAAAGCAAATGTAGCTATTAAATTACTTCTTGCTGCTAATCCTATAGTTGATAAAAGTGGAAATAATGTGGTATCCTCTATTGGTGGAAGATTACTTGTCTCTTCAAGTAAAACTTTTATTACACTGATGGCTAAACTTCACACATCTAGAAGTGTAGAAGAAATGATTGAGAGGTTGAAAAATTTAGCAATTGAAGATTCTACATATGAAATGCTGTACTCACGTTTAACGAGAAGCTCTGTTCTTCAAGCTGGAGTTGACTTTAGTAATATTGATACAACACACGGTATTCAATTACTTTCTGGTTTATGGAAGACATTTAAAAAGTATGCACCAGATGTTAAGAACTTATTTGTGTTTGAAAATGGTGAGATTGCTGTAGGTGATGCTGCATTGTCTAGTGCTGCTCTTCAATTAAGAGATAAATATATTGGTGCTATATCTACTTTATCAAAAGCAAACAAAGGATTTTTTGATTATGATGAAAAGAAAAGAAAGTATATTGTAAATAGATCTAAGCTAAATAAGATTAATTTAACAACAAGATCTGGTAAACTTAATTTCTTATCAACATTAGGAATAAATTTTAGTCCTTCAGACTACAATAAACTAAGTCCTGCAAACAAGAAAAAGTTTGAGGAAGTGCTTGGTGGGCTAGTTAGAAGTTTAAGTAACACTCCAGAAATATCTACATTTTCTACAAGATCTCTAGATGTAAACAAACGATTGTTAGAGCTAGGGATTATTCAAGAAGTTGCTTCTAATCCTGAATTTAGTAGTACATATTTTAACTTACAAGGTGAGCGTGTACAAGTTTTTATGGGTACAAATGCTGTCTCTGAATTACATGATGCTCTTGCTTCAATAAGTAATCTAAATCAATTAGCAGGTACAAAGTATGAATACTTATTAAAAGATGTATTCAGTGAAGGATCTAATCTTTTAAGAAGAATGTTTACTGAAGATGGTAAAAAGAAAGCAGGAGCTAGCGAGCTTTTAAAACCAGGTTATGTAGGTGGTATTGATAATAAGATAAAAAATAGACTTACAACTTCTAGTAGATTAACTGCAAGGCAAAGATTTATTCAAGAACTTAATCTGAATCGTAATGGTCAATATATTAATCTAGTTCCTGGTGATGCCTCTCTTGAGCATATGATATACATGGGTAATCCTTTAAAAACATCTGACCTAGTTAGAGGAATGGCTGATATAAATGCAATATTCAAAGAGTACTTCCTATCAGAGGTAAGACTATCTAGAGAAGATCGTCCAGTTGCTGCAGGTAGAGATAGTAAAGACTTACGTTTCTTTAAAAGTATCCTTGGTGATAAATTACACAATGAAATAGTTTCTTCAACACGTACACCAGAAGAACTATATAAACTACATGGAAGTGAAATAGCATCTGCTGTACGTAACTTTATACTCAAAGATGTAAGCAATACAGTTTCTTACATGAATAGATTTGGGATGATAGTAGAGGGAGATAAGTTTATTGAAGTAAAAGATATAGAAGGGTTATCAAAAGTAAGTAAAGATCAGTTTACTAATGAGATGATATTAATGAGTGTAAACTATGTAGTGGCTAATATAGAAATGCATAAATTAATTTACTCAGATCCATATCAATACAAAGATGAACTTAAGCGTATTAAAAGTTTCTTATCACCAAGACAGGCTATTGTAAGCAATTCACCTAAAATGAATGTGGCTTATAATACAGTGTTTAATGAAGGGTATAGTAAAGATGATATAGGATATACTAACTTTACTCAAGATTATTTTAAAACAGTATCTCATAAAGATGTTCTTGGTGTTATAAATCTTCCAGGTTATGGTCGATTTGAAGAAACTGATGGTGGTGGTAGTATACTTTATAAAGCCTATCGTAATTTTAGAATTAGATCAGCAGATTGGAATGAGAATGAAGAGAAGCAATTTAGATATGAGGTTGCCTGGGAGAAACGTGATAAAGAATTAACCTTATTAGAAGAAGAGAATAAACTTTTAAAAGAAGGTAATCCTAAAATAAAGAGTGCGTTTGATCCCTTAAAACCTATTACATCAGGAACTAAGTTAGGTAAGAATGGAAATCCTTCTTCATATAATAATATAGTGCTTGATAAGTTTTCATTGTATCCTCTATCTTACAGAGTGATGAAAGAGCTTGGTGCAGATAATGGAGTTAGATTGTACAACAAAATGCAGAAGGAGAACATAGATTACATGGTGTTTGAATCTGGTAGAAAGGTAGGAGCTGAATCATCACATGTTACATACAATGAAGAAGATGGATCATTTAATGATGCTGAGTATGAGTCTATAGTTAATGTTCCACTATCTATAATAAGCTTACAATCTGAAGTACGTTCTAAAGATAAAGCATTAGTAACACGAGGGTCCCAGATTACTAAGCTTATCACCATGGACCTTATGGAGAACGGAGTGCCTGTCGATTACAAAGGTGGATTTGATAAATGGTTAACTCTATCTAAGGAAGAGAAAGAAGCAAGTTCTGATTTATACAAGGAAATTGTTAATAACCAATCGTTGCTAGAAGAGATGACTAATGAAGGTTATCAGGGTTTATTAAAACGTCTAGGTCTGTCTGAAGTAAATGGGGAAATTGTTCTTGATGAAGAAACTGGTAGATCAAAGGTTGTCAAAACACTTCGTGAAGAAATTTTTAGAAGAGAAACAAATGATAATATTTCTGATGCTCTTACAGCATTTTTAAATGGTGATGGTGTTCTTGAAGCAACCCCTGCATACCAAATAATTAGAAATATTTTATATTCTATTATAGACAAACAGATTGTAAGTCCTAAAATATCAGGTTCACAATTAGTGCAGATATCTTCAGCATTGTTTGAAGCTAATAGAATTGCTAAGACAGAAATTAATGGCAAAGAAGGATATACATCTGATGTTCTTAAGTTCTATGAAGATAAAGACGGTAAGCGAGTAATGGAAGTTATGGTGGGTCGTTGGTTTAATAGTAATATGTCTGATGAAGATCTTCTTGACTATCTAAATAATACAGAAGAAGGTCAAAAGATATTAAGCGGTGTAGCTTTTCGTATACCAACACAAGCACAAAACTCTATTGATGCATTTAAAATAAAGAAATTCTTACCACAAGAATTTGGAGGTAGTGTTGTTGTACCATCAGCAATTGTAGAAAAGGTAGGATCGGATTTTGATATTGATAAATTATCAATGTACTTTAAGAATGTATTTTATCAAAATGGCAAACTTAAAATGGTTCCATACTTTGGAATGGGTAAAGAGGCAAAAGATAAGTTTAGTAAAATGTTTGATAGAGGTGAACTACTTAATAAAAAACAACAGGACGCACTTGGTAGAATTCTTACAGATTTTAATGCTGGTAACATAAAAATAGAGCAAGATGAAGAGTTAAACAACTTACTAAGTAAACTTGGAATGGTATCAGAAGAAGATATAGTACAAGAGTTTGCAGAAACTTTAAAGGAATTAGATTTAAAAGATGCAATAGTTAATAGATTATATAAGCAATCTTTAGAAAATGAATTCATACAGTCATCTGAAAATATAATTACTTCTAGAGAAAACTTTAAAAATCTTATTAAACCAAATGATTCTACTGATTTAGAGAATATTGCTAGAGATATTGTTGAACGTACAACAGGTAAATCTTTTGACTATTCGGATGTATCAAACATGCTTGACAGAAGATTTATGTCTAGATTAAGACAGGCTTTTGTAGCAGGTAAACAAGCTATTGGAATTGCTGCAGTGAATCAAACTAATCACTCACTTAATCAGAGAGGTATTATATACGTAAACAAAGATAATTTAAAATATGTATCATTAGAAGATGCAAGGTTTTTAGGAGATGGAGAAATTAAATTTGCAGAATACAATAAAGTTGAGTTAGATGGTAAAGAGTATCCATCATTATCTGGTATAAATAATGTAGATGAAAAACTAATATCAAATATAAACAGTCAGTTTATAGATGGTTATGTAGATATAGCTGCAGGACCATGGATTATGGAGATGGGTGCTACTCCAAACCTAACATCTGCATTTATGTTTCTTGTAAAGATAGGTGTACCAGTAGACACTGTAGCCTACTTTATGAATCAACCTATAATTCGTGATCACATACAGTCAATTGAGAATGCAGGATATAAGTTTATATTTATAGATGACTTTATAGGTGAGACTATAGCTAATTATGGAGGGCTGACAGAAGCTCAAGAAAAGAAACTACCTAAAGTCATACCTAGCAAAGATTCTCTACGTGGTACATTAGGTAAAGAAAAACTTACTGCTAAGGAAAACTTAGACCAGATATTTATACTAAAAGAATTCTTAAAGTATTCTAAGATGGCTAACCAGTTATACACAGTTACGCAGGGTACCAACTGGGACACAACAAACTTTAATGATCCATCTTTAGTATTTAAAAAGAATGTTCAGTTTGCTTCAGCTCAAAATACTATTATTTCATCTGCAGATGATATACTTAATAACTCGTATATTGGAAACCTAGCTGATAAAATTAATGATGCTGCAGATGCAGTAGCTAACTTTCTTCCCTCTGATGCAGGTAGAGTTAGGGATGTTCTTCAACAAACATTAATGCCATATGTAAACTTGCCTAATAAAGTGTTTGTAAAGGTGGCTAGAAAAGCAATGAATGATTTATTTGATTGGGCTGTACAAACAGATCAAAACTTAAACAATGATCTACAAAAGGTATTGTTGGCTGATAATGGAGTGGGTTCTCAGGTTTTGTCTTTTATTGATACCGTAAAGAAAAACCCAAAACATCCTTTATATAATAATCAGATTATAGATATATTGGAAGTGCAATCTTCTAGAGCAGCTGGAAACACACCAACTAATTTAAAGCTTGCAAACAGAGACAACAAAGTATATGATCAAAATAATATTATATATTCTTTTCGTGAACTAAGAGAGTATTTAAAAGGTGAAACAAGTTTGTATGATAGAATAGTTGAATTGTCTATATTACAATCAGGTCTTAACAACTCTCCTATATCATTTACATCACTTATTCCTTATGAAGACTTTTCAAGGATATATAATAAAACCTTGTCTAGAATAGAAAAATTACCTAACTTACAAGACTTTCATAACCTTTCAGTATTTCAAAGAAACAATTGGAATGATAGTGATATAGTGCCTTCTACAACCTTGAATGCACTAAAAGATAAGAATGGAAGATTTTACTACCCAAGTATATCATTCTTTGGGTATAATAATTTAAGAGGTGCTATAAAAGCAGGTGACATACCACAATTAGTAAGCGGTGGAAGAGGTGGAGAGTTTGAAGTATTCTCTTGGGTAGATCTTAAGATATCAGCTACAGAAAGAGCTGCAATGCGTAAAGCTGGAGATTACTCTTACATAAATAGAGGATTATATAAAAAGGTTTATGATGCTGATAAAATAACTCCTCTTACAACAGCGGACAATAATGGGAGACTTTATTTTGTATACAAACCAATTAACGCACTTGGAGATAGCTTTAGAGCTAATGAGTTTTATACAGAAGCTAAAGAATCTATTATTGATAACAGGATGATGAAAGTAGAAAATGAAGTGATTGACGAACAAATAATTCCTTATATGGTAAAGTCAGATAAGAAAAAATCTTACACTAAAGTGGAAGAGGGAGATTTAGTAATAACTATAAAAGGAGACAGGATAACTGTAAACAATAGATCATTTGCAGCTTCAATGATAAACTTTGAAACTTTAACTGGAAGACTTGGATACACTCCAGAACAAGCTGGTGAAATAATTAACGCAAAATGTAAAGGCTAATGGCAACATGTCCAAATATAAACTTACCAGAATGGAATCTACTAGTAAATGCTAGAGGAGAGAACATGGCTTATGCTCTATGGGATAAGTACAATGGTAATGTACCTTCACGTGAACTACGTAACACTCCCTCTGAAGTAATTGCTAAAGTTAAGAAGGTAATTGATAAGATGGGTGTTAATGTAAAAGACCTTACTGAATATGCAAAAAATAATCCTGCTATTCAAGAGTCTAGTATAAATGCTCTTGCTGACTTAGGTGCTGGTATAATTGCTATATCAGAAGCTAATGTAGATCAGAACACACTTACAGAAGAAATGGTTCACATTGCTACAGCAATCATTGAGCAAAAAGATCCTAAGCTTGTTACAGAGATGATATCTAAGATAGGTAGGTTCCAGATATATAAAGATACTCTAGCTGAGTACAGAGATATTGAAGCATATCAACTACCTAATGGTAAACCAAACATTCGTAAGATAAAGAAAGAAGCTGTAGATAAAATGATTACAGCTATAATTACAAACGACCCTAATGTAAATTTAGAAGAAGCTGACCAGTCTTTGTTTATGAGAATGTGGAATGCTATAAGTGACTGGTTTAGAGGTGAGTATAAGAAAGCAAACATTGATGTATTTTCTAAGACTGCTGAAACAGTATTGGGAGGTGAGTTTGAAGGAAGTATTCTTGATCTAGACAGCACAGAAATATATTATCAATTATCAGATAAACAGAAAGACTTTCAAAGAAAGGTGGAAGACACCAGAGCTTCTCTAAGAAAGATAGAAACTAATCAAAAAGCAGATCCTTTATTAGCAGATGAGGAGAAAGCTACAAGTTACTACGAGCTTCTTGTTGATGGTGAGTATATAAGAATCACCAAAAGGGTAACCGATAGAGTTAAGCGTTGGTATAGAAGTAAGCTTGGAGATAAAAAGTTTACAGCTCAAGAAGAGAAAGACAATGAAGTAAAACGTGTATTAGGTACTAAGTACCATGAATTCTTTGAGGATACACATTCTAGATTTTTTAATAGTGATGGTACAAGAAGAGTTAACCCTGGAGCAAGGCCTGTTTATGATAATGATCTTGACAACCAAGTGTATAGTAAATTAGAAACCTACTACACAGATCTTATTGCATCATTTTCAGAAAATGGTAAGAACCCTTTAGTCTTTTCTGAATTACAAATATATGACACTAAAGAAAAAGAAGCAGGTACAATTGACTTGTTGATTGTTGAAGAAGATGGTACAGCAAACATTTATGACTGGAAGTTTATGAGTATCTATAAAGGTGCTGAAGATGTTGCTTGGTACAAACAAGGAGCATATGATATACAGCTTGGTAGATATAAAGAAATACTATTGGATAACTATGGTGTAAATACTATATCTAAGAATAGAGCTATACCAATAATAATGGATTTAAAAAGAGAAAATCCTAGAGATCGAAAAAGCAATTTACAAATTAAAGGCATCAAGATAGGTAGTGTTGATCCATCAAAGATAGATCCTCTTACACTTACACCTGTATCAGAAAAAACAGAACTAACAGGAGTAGATGTTGTTGATGATGTGCTTTCAAAATTAGTTGCTGTTCAAAAATCTATAGAAGATAAAACTCCAAAGACAGATGATGAGTATGAATATAAAATAGAGAGATTAAACCTAATAAAAAAAGCAGTACGATCTTTAAGAGGTAATCAAAACCTTGGACCATTAATTGATGCAATTGCAGTAATGGAAAGGGAGGGTACAAATATAATTTCAGAATACAAGACCTCTTATGAAGGAAGGCCAGCTGATGATGAGTCCTTAACAGAAGTAGAGCTTTCTGAATTTTCTGCAAGGTTGAGAGAATACATAGCATCTTCAGAAGTATTTGGAACTCTTGCAGATGAACTTAGTGATTTAATCTACACTAAAGAAATGGAGAAGGATGCTATTACAGAAGAAGACAAAGATAATATAGCTTCACGTAAAGAGCTTGTCCAAAAACTTAAAGACCAACAAGAATCTATTCGTAGATCTGGTTCAAAAATTAAAAAACTTGCTGGAGAGTTTAGTTCTAAGTTTTCAGGAGAACGTAATCTCGTTACAGGATTAATGAGTCCAGAAAGAGTTGTAAGAGGACTTAAGTCATTGTTTAGAGGACTATCAGATATAGGTTTAGCAGCTACAGATCTTTTATACAAGATGGCTAATGCTGCAATGGGTAAAGCTAATCAAGAATCATTAATAGAAACTAATGAGCTATTAGACATCAGGGATAAACTAAAAGCTAGAGGTGGTGATTTAAAAAAGATAGTGTCTGCTATATATCAAAAGGATGATAAAGGTGGCCTTGTAAACAATCTAATATATAAATATGCTCCAGAGTTTTATGCAGAATTGAAAGATAATGGAGAAGAAGGTGCAAGAAGTAAGAAGTGGCTTAAAGATAATGTTAACTTGCCAGCCTACTATCAAGAGTCTAAACCTATACTAGATAGGTCTATTGCTAGAATAAAGAAAAACAATCCAGAAGGTGAACTTAGAGAAAAGTTAATACTAGATGCTAATAAAATGTGGGATGTAACTAGAACTGACTTTAACGGCTGGAATAATTATGTGCTAAAAAGACATCCAAAAGAAAAGTGGGAAAGCAAGGAATATGTTGAAATTAAAAAAGATCCTGAATTACTTGAGCTTTTTAATTTTGTTACTAAAATGAATTTAAAAGCTGCAGACATGGGTTATATAAACAATGCTGTACGTTCTACATTTTTACCATTTGTTAGAAAGAGCATGGCAGAAAGTATCGCCTGGGATGGTTCCTTGCCTCCTATATCCAGATTCAAAGAGCGACTACAAAATAATGCTGATGATGTTGGATACGGATCTATCAATGAGCTTACAAATGAAATAGAAAACTCTATACCTAAATACTACACTACTGATTTTAGTGTTCAAGATGAAGGTCCTAATGACTACTCTGATGTTAGTTTAGATGTATTTAAAAACCTACTACTTTATGTTAATCACATGAACAAGTATAAGTACCTAACTGAGATAGAAGATCAACTTCTTCTTGCTAAAACTGTACAACAGTTTAAGAAAAACATAAAGACAGGTAGATTTGGAGGTGCTTTAAAGAAAAATGGAAGATTACAATATGAAGCAGGTTCTAAGAAGAATCTTGATATTATTGATGAATTCTTTAGAGCCACACTCTATGGTCAAAAATATGCATCAGATGATTCTGATATAGGATTTAGTACAAAAAGAATAACAGACATTATAAATAAAGCAACTGGTGCAGAAATAATGACTGGTAGAGAAAGTTTGTATTCTGTTCAAAAAACAATGGATTCTTTAAATAGATATACTCAAGCAAGATCTTTAGGTTTTGAATTTATATCTGGTTCTGTAAATGCTTTTGGTGGTAATGTTCAATTAAGTGCTCTGGCAGGAAAGTACTTTAAATACAGAGAAGTATTAAAGTATGAAGGTAAACTTATAGGTAATAAATTTAAAGATGACGATGAGAGAAAAATGTTCTTACAGTTGTTAGATAATTTTATGCCGCTAAAAGAAGAACGTACTTATGAAAAATTTAAACAGGCAGGAATCACAAGCTGGATGAATATGGCTAGTAGTGAAAACTTTTCTGATACTTTGTTCTTCTTCTTTAGACAGCCTGAATTACACATAGAGAAGTCTGTCTTTATGGCTCTTCTAGACAACATGATGGTTGAAGATGGTAAACTTGTAAACATCAGAGATTTTGTAAAGAAGAAATATAAAGCAAGATTTGAGAGTGCTGAAAAGTTTAGAGAGTTAAATCCAAAGATTGAACAAGAGATTAAAGAACTACAAAAAACAAGATCTATAAACGCTACAAAGAAACTAGAAGATGGCAAGCTTGTTGTACCAGGACTAGATCTAAATAACAGAAAAGAATTACAACGTCTAACTAATGTAGCAAGAACTATTGCTAGAACTGCAACAGGAGGTATGACAGACTTTGATAACATGAGAGTGAATATGAACATATGGCTTCGCTCACTAATGGTATTTAAGGGATGGATACCTAAACTTTTTGACACACGCTTTAGTGAATTCAGAAAAGTTGCTGATGACTTCAACGTAGAAATAGATGAGAATGGAATAGCTACAGGTGAAAGATATGAGATAGGTAGAGCTAGATTATGGGGAGGACTTCTTCTTGAAAGTATTGCCAATAAAAGTAACTTAATCCAGGGTATTATAAAAGGTACAGATGAAGGTCTATTAAAAATAGACGAACTTTATGAAAGGTACACTACAAAATACTATAAAGAAAATGGCGTACAAGCAAACATTACTAAAGAAGACTTTGCAGATTTAATACAAACTAATCTATATAATCAAAGAAAAGAACTTTTAATTCTACTTAACATGCTTGCGCTGTCATTTTCTATTGGTGCACTTGCTCCAGATGATGATGATGATAGAGCTAAAAAGAATCAGTTTAGATACATTCAAAAAGTTGTAGATAAGTTTATTAGTGAGCTAGGATTCTTTTATAATCCAGTAGAGATGGCAAGTACACTTGATTCAGGAATGCCTCTTCTTGGAACTGTATCACAAATTGGTAAATTTGCAACACATCTTAGTAAAGAGCTTACAGGACTTGACATATCAAACCCTGACAGAACAGCTGAAGAGGTTAGAAAAAGAGCACAACCAACTAAGAACTTAATGAAGATGTTCCCTCTTTCTAAATCATTTGTGAACTATCTTGCAATGTTTGATGAAGATTTTGCTAAAGAGTTTGATGTAACGATCCCAAAAAGAAATAGGTAACGCTATATTATAGCCCTATATTTTTATAACAATTTTTAAAACACATATATAAAACATAACTTTGTAATTATGAGAACCGCTGAAATTTGCCCAACTTGTGCCGTATATCAAAATGCTGAATGCATTATATACAATGGCCCCTACTTACCTAATGCAGTAGTAAACCCTGGAGATGACTTAGAAAATATCTTAGGAAGCATTGATAAAAACTTAGTTCCTCTTGTTGGACTAGGAATTCCTTTAGTACCTGCAACACACATAGGTCAATTATATGTTGATAATAATACATCAATGGTATACTATGCATCTAGTGTTGGTACAGGTGATGATTTTGATCAAGTGTTAACAGTATCAAAAGAAGGAGCTCCTGAATATTCTAACAATGCTGAGGCATTATTCTCTGGCTTAGTTGCTGGACAACTCTACAGAACAGGAGACATCCTGAAAATAGTACACTAAAAATAATTTCCAGATGAGTAAGTTAATTTGTGCAGCAGATCCCTGCAAAACAAGACTAAGTAGTGCATGCGTCTTTTACGAAGGACCTAATTTAGTATGTGCTAAAGTCAACACTAATCAAACCTTAGAAGAAGCATTACAAAATATTAATGATGCATTGTGTGCTGGTAAAGGCGTTGATGGAACTAGTGGTACTTCTGGTACTTCTGGTACTTCAGGAACTACTGGGACTTCTGGTACTTCTGGTACTAGTGGTACGTCTGGCACAACAGGCACTTCTGGCTCTTCTGGGACAAGTGGAACTAGTGGGTCTAGTGGTACTGCAGGTACAAGCGGTTCATCTGGAACATCTGGCACAGGTGGATCAAGTGGTTCATCAGGAACTACTGGAACTAGTGGTACTACAGGAACCAGTGGTACTAGTGGAACAACAGGCACAAGTGGTACTAGCGGCACAAGTGGTACAGCAGGAGAAGATGGAGATAAATATGCTACAACTTCTACAACTTGCTTTACACTAGGTGCTGGAGGTTGTATATTTGTTGACACAGGATTAGCTTACACAGTAGCTCAATCAATTATTATAGCACACGATGCTAATAACTACCAAGAGTGTGAGGTAATATCTTATAACCCAGCAACAGGTTCTCTATGTTTTGCTGCACCAACACGTACTGTAGGTAGTGGTACCTATTGTGACTGGCAAGTAAATTTAGATGGTGCTACAGGTGGTGATGGATCACATGGTACAAGTGGAACCAGTGGTACTACAGGTACTAGTGGAAGTTCAGGAACTACTGGGACAAGTGGTACAAGCGGAACTACTGGGACAAGTGGAACAACAGGTACTAGTGGTAGTTCTGGAACTAGTGGAACATCTGCAACATCTGGTACGTCAGGAACATCTGCAACATCTGGTACAACAGGTACGAGTGGTTCAAGTGGGACTGCAGGTACGTCTGGTACTACAGGAACAAGTGGGACCAGTGGAACTAGTGGTACAGCTGGGACAACAGGTACATCAGGATCTGCAGGAACAAGTGGTATAGATGGCTCTTCAGGAGCAGCTATAGCTAACTGGTATGCAAGTTTTTCTGATAACACAAGTCAATTTGTGTCTGCAGCTAATACACCTACAGCTATTACATTCAATACTGTAGAAACTGTTAATGGTGTTGTCTTAGACTTTAATCAGCAAATTAGATACCCTCATGCTGGTGTATATAAAGTGGGATACTCTTTACAAGTTATGAAAACAGCAGGTGGTACAACTGGTGTTGATATTTTTCTAAGAAAAAACGGTACAGACTTTATAAGAAAAGATAGGTTACTTAGTGTAGTTTCTAACAGTGAAATTCACTTACCTTATGCAGAATATTTAGTAAACCTAGATGCAAATGATTACTTAGAGTTAATTATAGCATCTAGTAATAGTTCTGCACATATAATAGCAAGAGCAAGTCAAGCGTCTCCTTACGCAATACCTGCTGCTCCTAGTGTTGTATTTAACACTATGCAAATTGGTGTAGCTGTAGGATCTACCTCAGGTACTTCAGGTACCAGTGGAACATCTGGCACATCTGGAACTTCTGCAACTAGTGGAACTTCTGGAACTTCTGCAACTGCAGGTACAAGTGGAACAAGTGGCTCTACTGGCACATCAGGTACAGCTGGTACTTCTGGTACATCTGCACAAGATGGTACTAGTGGTACAAGTGGAACTAGTGGATTATCTTGTAATAGTTATAACATTACATGTCCAGCTGGAGGTGGAGATTGTATAGCAGGTATAAGTTATTGTGATGGATCAAGTGGATTTGTTACAATTACACAAGGAACAGCTACAGATGTCTGTGCAGATGCTACTCCTACAGTTAGTAATGGAGGTAGTGTAAATGTTAATGGACTTTGTTCAGGATCTAGTGGTACTTCAGGTAGTTCTGGTACATCTGGAACAAGTGGAACGAGTGCTGAAGATGGAACATCTGGTACAAGTGGAACTTCAGGTACAAGTGCGACATCAGGAACCTCAGGAACCTCAGGCTCTTCAGGGTTAGATGGCTCTAGTGGTACTTCAGGGACAACTGGTACTAGTGGAAGCAGTGGTACGTCAGGAACAACAGGTCAAGATGGCTCCTCTGGAACAAGTGGAACTGCAGGTACTACAGGTACTAGCGGAACATCAGGTACAAGTGGATTAGATGGAGACTTTTATGCTACAACCTCTACAGACTCATTTACATTAGGTAGCTCAGGATGTATTGATGTAGATACAGGGCTGGCATATACAACTGCACAATCTATTATTATAGCATATGATGCAAACAATTATCAAGAGTGTGAAGTTGTAACATATGACAGTGCAACTGGAGAGCTTTGCTTTGCAGCACCTACAAGAACTGTAGGATCAGGCACATATACTTCATGGGAAGTTAATTTAGATGGAGCAACAGGAGGAGATGGTTCTTCTGGAACTTCAGGTACTTCTGGTACAACAGGTGTAGATGGTACATCAGGCACGTCAGGTACAAGCGGTACAACAGGCACCTCTGGTACAACTGGTACAAGTGGTAGCAGTGGGACTAGTGGTACTTCAGGTACATCTGCAATAGATGGAACAAGTGGCACATCAGGAACCTCTGGCACATCTGGTACTAGTGCTACTTCTGGAACATCAGGCACAACAGGTACATCAGGTACCAGTGCAGAAGATGGTTCTTCAGGAACAAGTGGTTCTTCTGGTAGTAGTGGTTTAACTGGATCAAGCGGTACAAGTGGTACAGCTGGAACATCAGGAGAAGACGGTACTAGTGGAACAAGTGGCACTGCTGGGACAAGTGGTACCAGTGGAACTTCAGCCACATCAGGAACGTCTGGTACAACAGGTACCAGTGGTTCTTCAGGCACAAGTGGCACATCAGGTACAACAGGTACTAGTGGTACATCTGCAATTGATGGCACTAGTGGTTCTTCAGGAACTTCAGCAACAGCTGGTACTAGTGGAACAGCAGGTACATCTGGAACTTCAGGAAACGATGGTACGAGTGGTACTACAGGTACATCTGGTACGTCTGGCACATCTGGTTTAGCTGGAAACGATGGAACATCTGGAACATCTGGGACATCTGCTACATCAGGAACAGCTGGTACAACAGGAACAGACGGCTCATCAGGAACAAGTGGTACCAGTGGTACAAGTGGGACTTCTGGAACAAGTGCTGTAGATGGAACATCTGGTACTACAGGTACAAGTGGAACTGCTGGAACAAGCGGAACTAGTGGCACTAGTGGTACAAGTGCAACCTCTGGTACGTCTGGAACCTCAGGAGAACAAGGAGATATATATGCTACTACATCAACAGATTCCTTTACTTTGGGAGTTGCTGGATGCTTAGATGTTGATACTGGTTTAGCATACACTATAGCACAATCTATAATCATAGCTTATAATTCAACTAACTATCAGGAATGTGAAGTAACTTCATATAATTCAGGTACAGGTGAGTTATGTTTCGCAGCACCTACTAGAACAGTGGGTAGTGGAACTTACACAGCTTGGGAAATAAACTTAGATGGTGCAACTGGTGGAGACGGTAGTAGTGGTACATCAGGTACAAGCGCTACAGCAGGTACTAGTGGTACTACTGGTACAAGTGGTACATCAGCAACTGCAGGTACATCAGGTACTAGTGGTAGCTCAGCAACATCTGGTACATCTGGTACGAGTGGTACTTCTGCTATTGACGGTAATGATGGTTCTAGTGGAACTTCAGGAACCAGTGGGTTAGATGGTGATGATGGAACATCTGGCACTTCTGGAACATCTGGTACGTCAGCAACAAGTGGTACATCAGGCACGAGTGGTACATCTGGAATTGATGGAGATGCAGGAACTTCTGGTACTAGTGGCACTACAGGAACCTCAGGTACAGCTGGTACAAGTGGTAGCTCTGGTAACGATGGTTTAAACGGTACAAGTGGTACAAGTGGAACGTCTGGTACTTCAGGTGAAGACGGAGATAATGGAACTAGTGGTACTAGTGGTACGTCTGGTACCTCTGCAACATCTGGTACAGCTGGTACATCTGGTACATCAGGGACAACAGGAACTTCTGGAACAAGTGGTTCTAGTGGAACTGCTGGTTCTAGTGGAACAGCAGGTACGAGTGGTATTGATGGAGATGATGGGTCTAGTGGTACCTCTGGAACAAGTGGTAACAGTGGTACATCAGGTACATCTGGAGAAGATGGTGATGATGGTTCTTCAGGTACAAGCGGTACGTCAGGTGATTCTGGAACCAGTGGAACAAGTGGAGAGAATGGAACATCTGGAACGTCAGGTACTAGTGGAAATAGTGGTACTAGTGGTACATCAGGAGAGGACGGAACAAGTGGAACTACTGGAACTTCTGGTACTAGTGGGTCAAGTGGAACAAGTGGGGATGATGGAACAAGTGGTACGTCAGGTACCTCAGGAAACAGTGGAACCTCTGGAACATCAGGTACATCTGGTACATCTGCTGAAGATGGAACCAGTGGTACAACTGGAACTAGTGGAACTAGTGGAACCAGTGGAAACAACGGTACGTCAGGTACAAGTGGAACATCTGGAAACAGTGGTACATCTGGTACCAGTGGTGATGATGGAACTAGCGGAACAACAGGTACCTCTGGTACGTCTGGAACAAGTGGATCTAGTGGTAATAGTGGAAGCTCAGGTACTTCAGGAACTAGTGGAAGTAGTGGTAGTAGTGGAAATGATGGTTCCTTTGGTGGAGCATGTTTTGATTATGTTTATAATGGTCAAGCAAGTACCATAACATCTGATCCAGGATCTGGAAAGATTGAGTTGCGTTATACTACTAACCAAGCTAGCTCCAGTAGACTAGACATTAGTACATTAGATGACCAAGGAGAAGATATAGAAAGCTTCTATGATGCTCTAGCTGCTGGAACCTCTGCAGTTTTAGGACATGTAAGAATATCTGACCAAAATGATGCAACTGAGTTTGTATTATTTGCTATTACAGCTACAGCTCAACCAGGTTCTAATTGGTACAGTATGAGTCTTACACCAGTAGCCGCTTCTGAAAATAATCCTCTTTCAACAAACGATGATGTAGCTGTTTGTTTTGTTGTAACAGGTGACAAAGGTGATCCTGGAAGTAGTGGAACATCTGGTACTTCAGGAACCTCTGGAAGCTCAGGTAATACTGGAACAAGTGGTACATCTGGCACTGCAGGAACTAGTGGTTCTAGTGGTGATGACGGTACTTCTGGTACGTCTGGAACCAGTGGTAATTCTGGAACTTCAGGAACATCAGGAGATGATGGTACCAGTGGAACTAGTGGGACTAGTGGAAATAGTGGAACATCAGGTACAACTGGAACATCAGGCACTTCAGGCACAAGTGGAAATAATGGAACGTCAGGAACTACTGGAACCTCTGGAACAAGTGGTAACTCTGGTACAAGTGGCACATCTGGTACTAGCGGTTCATCTGGTACGTCTGGTAACAATGGTACGTCAGGCACGTCTGGTACTAGTGGAAACTCAGGTACAAGTGGAACTTCAGGAGAGAATGGTACAAATGGTACTTCTGGAACTAGTGGAACTTCTGGGACAAGTGGTGACGATGGTGGTGATGGAACCTCTGGGACATCAGGAACTAGTGGTAACTCTGGAACTAGTGGTACGTCAGGTGATTCTGGATCTTCAGGAACTAGTGGCACAAGCGGTACCTCTGGGGATGATGGAGGTGATGGAACAAGTGGATCTAGTGGCACCTCAGGAACTAGTGGTACAACAGGTACGAGTGGGACAACAGGTACTAGTGGAACGACAGGTACATCTGGTACAACAGGTACCTCTGGTACTAGTGGATCATCTGTAACTGTATCAGGAACTACAAATAGACTTGTTAAGTTTACTAGTGGTTCTACTATAGGTAACTCAAACAATAGTGACAGTGGATCTACAACAAGTGTTGGTCAGAATTTTGAAGTTACTGATGGTCTTAATGGAGATCAAGCTTTATACGTTACTGCTGCTAGTGGAGCTTTCGCAATAGGAGATATTGATGGTGTAGGTGATGAGTTTTATGTAACAGGTACTGGAGCTACATTATCTATGATGGCTGGTAATTCTGAAAAATTACATGTTAATAACATTGGGCAAGTTATTGTAAACGGTACAACTGCTGTAAATTCTACACTTGAATTGAATGTAAATGGTGATATATATGGCACCTCTGTATATGTTGGTAATGGTTTAAATAACTTTATTTCTAACTACAATGGAGCTATGCTTGTCTATGCTCAGTCTGGTAATACTATTAATCTTGGAGGAGGTATAGGAAACAGACAAAACAATGTTAGTGTTGGTAATGGATACTTATATGTAAACAATGATGGTGACCCAGCAGCATTTACTGTTAATGTTTTTCCTTTTACTACTGTTAGTGCTTCTTCTTACACACCAGATGCAATAATAGCAAGTAAGTCAACGTCAAATACTGCTGGAACTCTTTTATTACACTCTACAGATCTTAGTGTAGTTTCAGGGCAAGTTTTAGGTGTTCTTCAATTTGGTGGTAGAGGAGATAGTGGTAACTCATATATTTCTTCTCAAATAATAGGTGAAGTTAAAAACGGTCCTGGCTCAGGTAATGCTGGTGGTGGAGTACTAAAATTTCAAACTGGTCCATACTCAACAGGTAGTCAGCCTTCAACACGAATGGTTATTGGTCCAGCTGGAAACATTGGAATTGGTACAGGTAACGTTATACCTGGAAATAAACTTGAAGTAGCTGGAGATTCATACTTTAAAGGAGAGGCAGCGTTTGCTAAGACTGGCAATCCAGGAACTTCAAGTATGCTTCATATGAAACCAGCAGGTGGTACAAATGGAGATGCTCTTATTGAAATTGGTGATGTTGATAATTATTGGTCTGGGGGAGTTAGTAGGTGGGATACTGGTAATGCAACTTTAGTACACGGACTAAAGGTTGGTATTAACAGAACTCCTACAGAAATGCTTCATCTTTGGAAAGGGAGTCTCTTTCTTGAAGACTCAGGAATAAGAGATGCTACTGGAGATTATGGTGCAGCAGGTCAAAATTTAAAATCTAAAGGCCAAGATGTAGTTCAATGGAGTTGGGAGAAACAAACATTAATTTCTACATTTTATGCAAGCTCAAGCAATCAGCAATCAGGAACTGTAATATACATGCCTGTTGGAGGAACAGTAGGTGAAACAAATAGTAGTCAATATTATAACAATTTCGTTGCACCTTATGATGGAAGAGTGAGACATATAAGAATAAAAAATATCACAGGAACACCAACAGCAACAGGGTTTGCATCATTTAGAGTTTATGTAAATGGATCAAATGTCTCTAGTCAAGCACCAACAGTTACAAACGGAGGATCTAACGGAATGATGGGAACATATACCTTTGATGATACAGATGCAACTTTTTCAGCAGGTGATAGAGTTCAGTTTGCTTATGTAGCATCTGGAAGTACAGGATACATGTTTGGATCAAGTGCAACATTTATAATAGAATACACAACAAATAAATAGATATGGCAGCAAGTAATTTAAATAATGATATACAACTATCACATCCTTTATACAAAAATGATCCTGGAAGAAATAAACCAGGAAGGGATGCTGATGGTGTAGTGAGAACGCCTACTAGTGAAACAGAAGATATTGCTGCTCACTCAACTATTATAGATAGCGTTTCAGATGATGCTAGATTTCAGACGCTTGTACCTATCATAAACAATCTAGAATCAGTAAGAGAGGATTTACAAGATCTTTATCAATGGACTGTTTGTGCATTTGGAAAAGACTGTAATAAAGCTGCATCTCAGGGACCTAAGGGAGACACTGGAGCACAAGGTCCAAAAGGAGATACAGGTTCACAAGGACCTAAAGGTAATACTGGACTAACTGGTGCTCAAGGTAACCAAGGTTCACAAGGACCAAGAGGTTTACAAGGAGCAACTGGAGGACAAGGTCCTAAGGGAGATCAAGGAGATCAAGGAATAAAAGGTAATACTGGTAATGCTGGATCTAACGGAACTAGTGGTACAAGTGGAGCTAAAGGAAATACAGGTAGTCAAGGAATTCAAGGAGTCAAAGGAGATAGAGGAGTTCAAGGAATTCAAGGAATAACTGGTGCTAAAGGAAACACTGGTAATGCTGGAACAAGTGGTACTAGTGGAGTAAATGGCGCTAAAGGAAACACTGGTGCACAAGGTGTAAAAGGAGATACAGGAGCCCAGGGTATACAAGGGGTAAAAGGAGATACAGGCGCAAAAGGTGATGCTGGATGGGGTATAACAATGAAAGGTGAGGTAGCGACTGAAGCTAACTTACCCTCTACAGGTAATAGTAATGGAGATGCTTATATTGTTCAATCAGACGATTCTATATGGTTATGGACATCTGCTGAAGGGTGGATAAGTGGTGGTTCTATTAAAGGACCTAAAGGAGATAAAGGTAATACTGGAGCACAAGGAGCTACAGGACCTCAAGGATCACAAGGAGTTAAAGGAAATACTGGTTCAACAGGTGCAGCTGGAGCAAATGGTACTAGTGGTACTAGTGGAGCCAAAGGTGCAACAGGAGCTAAAGGTGCAACAGGTTCTCAGGGAATACAAGGTATTCAAGGTCCTAAAGGTAACACTGGTGCTCAAGGACCAACTGGTCCAAAAGGTAACACTGGTGCTGCAGGCGCAAATGGTACAAGTGGTGTGGATGGTGCAAAAGGTTCTACTGGATCTCAGGGTTTACGAGGACCAACTGGGCCTGCTGGATCTAATGGATCTAATGGAGCTCAAGGTATTCAAGGTATACAAGGACCTCAGGGAAGTAAAGGTAATACAGGATCAACTGGTCCTCAAGGTGTAAAAGGTAATACTGGAAACACTGGTGCAGCTGGTGCCAATGGTACATCTGGTACCTCTGGAGTAAATGGAGCAACTGGACCTAGAGGGAGTACTGGTCCAAAAGGTAATACTGGAGCAGCTGGGGCAAACGGAACTTCTGGAGTAAATGGTGCAAAAGGTAACACAGGAGCTACAGGTAGTAGAGGACCACAAGGTAATGCAGGTGCAAATGGAACTTCTGGTATAAATGGATCAAATGGTGCTAAAGGAGCTACAGGTAGTACTGGAGCTCAGGGACCTAAAGGTAACACAGGTAATGCAGGGGCTAATGGTACGTCAGGAACTAGTGGAACGTCAGGTGTAAATGGAGCTAAAGGTAATACAGGATCAAGAGGACCAGCTGGTTCAAACGGTACATCAGGTGTAAATGGAGCAACAGGCTCACAGGGTCCTAGAGGTTATCAAGGTATACAAGGGGTGCAAGGTGCAACTGGTAATACAGGTGCAACTGGTGGTAAAGGTGACACAGGACCTCAGGGACCTGCTGGTAAAGACGGAAGAGATGCAACAATAGCATGGTTTAAGGGATGTGGTGATAAAGAAACAGATCTTTATCTTGTATCAATTTGTGTTAATGAAAGAAATGGTAGCATAGGTTTTGCAAACAACAAAGGCGATGTAGTGTACTGTACTAGAGGGAAATAGATTTAATCATATTAATAACCTTATCAGATTTTATACCTCTATGACATTCAAAATGTCTAGGGGTATTTTTATGTTCAGGACACCAATCCCAATCTCCTTTGTCAAACTTATGGTTTGGATTATTCCAACATCCATGACATAAAGATTCATCAGTCACTCTATAGCAACTAAACTCATGGTCAGCTTCTGTAAAGTTTGATATCATTACAACAGGTGTACCTATAGCCCAAGCTAACCAACTAAGTCCACTAGACAGTCCTATAAAGAACTCACTCTGTCTTATACAGTCAATAGTGTATTCTAAACTGGTATCAACTATCTTCTCACAATTATCAAAAGGATTGTTTTCTATAGATGTATTGATCACAAAGTAACCTTGTCCATGTAGATAGTTTATAACTTCTTGCCACCCTTCTCTTGTCCAGAACTTACAACCAGCTGTAGAGTTGGTGGCTATGGTTACATACTTACCTGGAACATTGTAGTTATCTTTCATACCACATTCATTTCCCCAGTTACTTTTAACTCTTGGCACTATTTCTTTGTGCGTCAGCCCTAAAATATTGGAGGCGGCCTCTTGTAACGAAATTGTATTTGGCAACTTTGGCTCTCTGTTCTTGTCATAAAACCAACCTATCTTATACATTGCATAGATATTAGGTACGTCTGAACCAGGATCTACAAACTCTAATTCAGGATACACTTCTTCAAATAAGAAGTTCTTAAACGTACTTACAATCACTTTACAATTATGCTTGTTCTGAAACTCTAACACATAAGGTATCCATGCTATAGAGTCCCCTAAAGAGCTACTATCAAAGGCTATATACACACGCTTATCTTCTAAATCTAACGTCTCATTATGCACCTCTACACCATCTTTTAATACAACAGTCTTCCACTTTGTATAGTATTGTCTATCAAGAGTTGACCAGTGGTTAACCTTCATAACATTGTCATATATAAGCTCCTCTCCGTCAAACATATAAACAGTAAACTCACTCTCAGATGTACCTGTTAGTTCTATCCTTGGTCTACCTATAAAGCTTTGATTTATATGATAGTCATTGTGAGTTTCTACTTTTAAACTCATCACTTTCTTGTAAAACTTAGAGTGTTTCTTTCCAAATACAGCACTGGTGTTGTTATCAGGTACTTTATACTTTGGAAGATCATTTAGCAGGCGTTTTAGTTGGTTCTTCATCTTCATAGGGTTTAGATCCTCTATGTAAGGCGTGAACATGTTTTTATACTGTGCAAGGTTACGTGCTAGTATAGGTAGGCCATATGATATGGCTTCTCTAATAGCTAGTGGGTTACATTCCCATATAGAGTTAAACATAAACACATCTGCAGCTAATAAGAACTTACCTACATCATTACGTTCTCCCCATACAGTGACATTGCTTGGTAAGTCTACCATTAAAGGTTCCCAATAGTCTTGGAAGTTACCTGCTTGATTACCAACAAAGTGAAACTGTACATCTGGGAGCTTTCTTGCAATAGCTATACCTTCTCCCTGGTTCTTACCTTTTGTCCAGAGTCCTACATTCACTACGTGTTTTTTACTGATATCCAATCCTAAGTCATATTTAGCATTCATCTTGCTCTGCCAGTCATGTATCACTGCGTCTACTGGAAACTCTAGAACTTCTCTGTGAGAAGGCATGTTTTTAAATGTCTCTAAGTGATATGGTGTACAAAACGCATATGCGTCTGGGTGATATCTCTTGTCTCTATCAGGCCTGAACGATATATTATGACAAGTTTCTACTACTCTCCAAGATCTATCCTCAGCGTATAATAAGGGTAGTAGCTCTTCTGAACCATCACCTAAACACTCTGCCATTTCATCTATATGTACAATATCAATATCATTGTACTTTATAATATCTATCAGTTCTGTCTTGTCATCACCTAATGTGTAGAAGTTAGATACAAGCTTTTTGATTTGGTTCTTTTGTACAACAAAGTGATCACTGTAGTTAGCCCACTCTACTACATATATATTAAAACCTCTCAAAGCTTTTATTCTTTTTAAAAGAAACTCAGGCATACCACCAGTAGATAAGTGTGGCGCTAGAAACAATATCTTTTTAGAAACTTTGTTTATCATGTTCTGCATTAAGATTGTATTCTTTTCTCCATGTAAAGCCATAAGATGCTCTTCTTTTGCAGGAACTGCTACCCACTCTGACGTATGATTAATGCTACCAGTAAACTCTAGTGACATTATATCTACATCTTTTGTGTAGTTTATATACATTATGGGTAATCCCTCGTGTATATTATACTTCCATAACAATACATTTGCTATTGTTTCTTCGTGATACGGTGCATATAACCTGTGATTAGTTATAACTTTTGGGTGATTACACATCCATGACCACTCACTTATAAAATCTTTTGATTGCTGTCCTGCTACAAAGTATCCTGTTTGTCTATACTTGTTTCTAACTGACTGATCTACGTTAAATAGATCACATGCTGGATGTTCCAAACTAAGATGTAATTCATCTCTAGTCTCTACACCACCTCTTCCATCTATAAATAGATAGTCATATATACCTTCTACAAAATATGGATGTGTACAACCATCAGGATAGTGATCAAATATCTTAGTTATATTCTTAGTCACCACTGTGTCAGAGTCTATATATGCTACAGTCTCTGCATAATTTTCTAAAGCGTCTAGTATAATAGCTGGCCTTTGGATAAGAAGTTTATATATATTGGGATCACTCCTATCAATATAATCTTTCTTTGAAGGGTTTGCACCATTTAGTGTCCAAGGTATTGTTCTAGATGCTCCGTGTACAGACTTGTCACAATTCATCATGTAAACAATAACAGGGATATCAGTGACACTGTTTATACTTTTTACTGCCATTGATATGACATCATAGTATGCTTCATTTGCATATAGTACAAAGGCTTTATCTGCTTTCATAAGGTTTTATGTTTGTAAACAAAGTTAGTAAAATAAATTAAAAGTTTATGCTATATTATGTAAATAATTTGACTAACAGTTTTGGTATTCTAAAAAGTTTAATTATATTTGTCTATTACATCGTGTAACTTCTACACAACTACACCTATATCTACTAAAACCATCCTCTACACTTATAGAATAGGTGTGTTATTTTTATATATACAAAGAATAAATTATGGCTGATCATACCGCTTATCAACAACAAGTAAAACAAGAATTAAAGAATATGGACCATCGTCTAGATGAGATGGAGGAAAAAATGACCTCTATTGATACGAAATTAACACAAGTAGTTGATGCTATATTAGGAAACTCACTAACAAAAACAGGGGGATTTGTTAATGACATTGATCAACTCAAAAAAAAAATAGAGCTTTTAGAGTCACAAGTTAAAAAGCAAGAGGAATTCAAGAAAAAGTTTTCTTGGACTGTTGGGCTTGTTACAACAGGAGCACTAGTTATACAATATTTTATTAACTTATATACCAAAATTAAGTAATATGAAAAAGTTAAAAAACATTATAAGCGTTATTAAGAACTGGATTGTTTCAAATGGAGTTGAAGGCGCTTTAGGATTAATTCTTGGACTCATACTTTGGGTTGCAGGATATAAGATATGGGCAGGTGTCTCTTTTGGAGTATTTGCACATAAGAACTGGGACATTGTAAAGTCTTGGATCAATAAAAATATATGAGTAGAAGACAGAAGATAGATTATTTCTTAAAGAAATGGATTAGTAGAAAGCTCACTGTGTTTATAGTGGCTTGTTTTGGTCTGTTCTCAGATAATATAACATCTTCTGACTGGGTGATAATAGCCACTGTATATATATCTATACAAGGTGTTTCTGATCTAGTAGAAAAACTATTTAAAGCAAAGAAATCAGATAGTCCAATATATAACCCCTATTCTAATGAAGATGAGTTATGAGAACAATAGACAGAATCATTTTACACTGCAGTGCTACACCTAAGGGTAAGCATTTTGATGTTGATGAGATTAGAAGATGGCATGTTGAAGGTAGAGGTTGGAGAGACATTGGTTATCACTATGTAGTTTATTTAGATGGAAGTATACATAACGGAAGACCTATTGAAATCCCAGGGGCTCACGTCAGGGGAAAAAATAAACACAGCATTGGTGTTTGTTATATTGGGGGAGTATCTAACGTAAAAGATAAAAGAGGTAAGTGGCCTGCTGAAGATACAAGAACACCTGAGCAAAAAGAAACTCTGTGGAAACTACTTATGGAGCTTATGGCTTGTTATGATGGTGCCACATTACATGGTCACAATGAATTTGCTAGAAAAGCATGTCCTAGTTTCTCAGTAGCTAAAGAGTATAAAGACATAATAGAATTTTATGAGGATAATTAATTTTTTAAAAGACCAATGGTTTTCGTTAATTATAATAGCAGTGTTACTATTTATGCAAATGGAAAGTGATAAAACAGTTGCTATATACAAAACTCAATTAGTAGAACTAAAAAAAGAACTAGAACTATATAAAATCAAAGATAGAAATCTTATAAAAAAGATAGACAGCTTATCCTCTATAGATAAAGAGATAGTAGAGAAAATTAAAATCATCAAACAGAAGGAATATGTACAAGTTAAAATGGTTGATAGTATTCCTGCTAGTGAGCTTCAACAGTTTTTCACAGAAAGATACTCCAGTAGTAACTCTAACTGAAGATAAAGCTAGACAGGTTATTAAAGATTTAGTGAAGTATGATACGCTGAAGCTATTATACACTAAACTAGAGCAAAGAGTAGAGTTACTCTCGAACAGAGAGTTATTGTTAGAATCTAGACTTGTAACAAAAGACTCTATAATATCTACTCAAGATAAGTATATCAATGTTCAAAATTCTATTATTAACACAAAGAAACCTATAAGATTCAATGGTTTTGTAGGTGTCCAAACCTTTCAGGCATCCTTGATGGAACCTACTTTGTATATTCAAACAGAAGTAGAACTTGGAAAGTTTACAGTTGGTGCTAGAGTTTTTGCACAACCTAACAACCCTGGAGGTTACGGTTTTATAGTTGAGTATAAAATATTTTAAACTAATGAGAGATTACGATATGGATGATTGGGAACTAGAAATAGCATTTCACTGGCCACACCAAAGACTTGCCCTAGGTTGGGAGATAATTAACCCAAATGAAAAGTTTAATTATACAACTATTAAGTTGTATCTTTTTATAGTGACATTAACCTTAGACTTCTAATTAAATCAGTTAGAAGTCTTTAACATATTTAATTATTTTAATTTATAAAGATACTAAGATAAGTCTAGGAATATTCATATTTTTGTATTACAAAAAACATATATCATGCCTATACCAAACAAACAAATCGGCTGGAGTGCAACAGAAAACTTGTTGTGGCAGATCTCGAAACAGTTAGAAAGACTGATTCAAGTGACAGGTAAAAACAACCCTACTACCACAACTACTACTACCACTCCGTAAGAAAAATTAAAAAACCAATAACTACATATTATGATCAGCATATGTTCACAACCAGATGAACCATATTTTCACTGGCAAAACTTAGTACAGTTCCACAATCTAGAAAAGATGGGATTATTAAAAAACCATCGTGCGGTATTTTTATACAAAGCTGGGAAACAAGCTTCAGAGTTTTTAAATAAGTTTAAAGAAGCATTTCCTGAGAACGTTTTCATCTTTGAAGACACTAGACAGCAAAAGCATTACATACCTACACTAAAAATACATGGAGTTGTTAAATATTTGCAACATGATACTAATGAACAAGATCTATTTCTAATAGATTCAGATGTGATATTTAGAGAACCTATTGACTACAGTTTGTTTAAAGAAGATAATGTCGTTTACTGCAGTGACACCAAAGGTTATCTAGGATATCAATACCTTAAAACAAAAGGTGATGACATCATAAAAGACATGTGTAACTATATTGGTGTTTCATTTGATACAGTTGTTGAAAAGAATGATAAATCTGGAGGCGCTCAGTTATACTATAAAGGAATTCCTCATAACATATTACTAGACTACTTCAAAGAAGTTGAGACACAATCACCTAGGTTATATGATGTTATGAGAAAGCATAAAACATATAATGATTATAAGCCTCCAATACAAGCTTGGACATCAGAGATGTGGTGTGTTCTATGGTTATTATGGAAACGAAACATTGAGACTGAGATTGTAAAAGAACTAGACTTTAGATGGGCCACAGATCCTATAGAGATGTGGGAAACCCACAAAATCTTACACATGGCTGGTGTTGTACCAGACCATAAAGATAAGTTTTACAAAGGGCATTTTATAAATAACAACCCTTTTAATTATAATTATGACTATGTAGATGATAAGTCTATAACAAAAATCTACATAGAAGAAATAATAAATACTAAGAAATCAAAGACTTTTGAGAAATTAGTATCTGAATTTTAATATAACCTTAATTACTAACCCTTAAAACAAATTAAAAATGGGAAGCATTAACAAAAGACCGTTAAAGGCATACGTGAGATTCGATGGATCTGGGCGTGTAGTAGCAGGTTCTCTTGTATTACGCAGGAATAAACCTAAGGTTGGAAATTGGCAAGAGATCGTAGCATATGAATGTTGCAACTCTACAACTACAACAACCACACAAGCACCCCTACCAGGAGGTCAGATCTCTTCAACTTCTGATGTAGCTGACGCATGTTCTGAAACACTAGACACTACCGTGTATTTACAACTAGCAGGTGATCCTGTAATTGCAGTGAACGATATAATCTATCTTGATTCTGCAGGAAGTACTCCTTTCGTTGGAGATGGATCTTACCATAGAGTTGCAAGTACTGATGGTGAAGACTGGAATGTACAAGTGAGTGCTACTGGAGTAGTTCTAGCAGCTACACTGTGTGCATAATATAACTAATAGCTAGGGGATAAAACCCCTGGCTTTTTTTAAATTAAATATTAATGGATATAAACAAGAAGTTCTTTCCTGAAGTCTTGTTGGAAAATGAAAAAGCATACTTTGCACATCTTGAAGGTGTCATAGGCTCTGTTGATGAGTACTCTAGTTTACAGATTACTTATACAAATAACGCCTACATTTTTAGATTGGCACCTAGTTTGCCTAAATACAACAACATGCTACTAGAAGAGATTCTTAGACTCCATAATATGTTTAGAATAAAGTTAGATATATCAAAAAGTATAAAGACTACAGGTACTATCGTATTTAAGATAGACTTGGAAAGATAACAAATGTTTTGTATATTTGTTAGAATTATTATAAACCAATAAATTAAAAATTATGGCAAAGTACGATCCAAACAAACGTTACACATGGGGTCCTGAATCTAAATTTGAACTATCAGGGCAAGAATTTGGTCTAATCTTAAACACTATCAGAACATTTCTAGCATCTGAAGAAGCAGCTAAGTATCAGTTAATGGTGCAGGCAAACAATGTTATTGAAAGCATGATGGAAAAAGGTGTTGAAAGTGAAAATATTAAGGAAGCACCAGAACAACCTGTTGTAGAACCACAACCTTTGGAAGTAGTTCAAGATTAAAACACAAACACATGGCAGTTAAAAAATCTAAGGCAGGAGGGAGAAAAAAAGTTACTAAACGTAAAACAGTAGCAAAGAAGAAAGCAGTACCCAAAGCTAAAAAGGGTAAGTCTTCTAAACCTAATCACGATGCTTGTTACCATAAGGTAAAAGCACAGTATAAGGTGTTTCCCTCTGCTTATGCCAGTGGAGCAATTGCTAAATGTAGAAAACGTAGAGGTGGAAAGAAATGAAAAATGTGATATGTAAACTAATATACTATTGCACCTTCAAGACAATCTGTGTAGGGTGGTGTGATATGAAATAACACTATGGCAGTTAGAAAGACAAAGAAAGGCGCTGCTCTTAAACGTTGGTTTAAAGAGAAATGGAAAGATGAAAAGGGTAATCCTTGTGGATCTTCCAAGAATAAAGGCGTTAAGAAATGTCGTCCTAGTAAAAAAGTTAGTAAGAAGACACCAGTAACCTGGAAAGGTGTTGGTAAACGTAAATCTGCTGTTGTAGCTGAAAAGAAAAAAGTGGGCATGGGTAGGAGAACTAGTGCGCTTAGAAAGCGTAAGAAGTCTACTAAAAAGAAGAAGTAACCATGGCCAAGAGAAAAGAAAAAGCTATCAGGAAAACCACAAAAGGTAAATCTGCTAATTACAGATCTACTAAAAAGGGTGCTGGTATGACTAAGAAAGGTGTAAAAGCCTATAGAAAAGCAAACCCTGGCAGTAAGTTAAAGACTGCTGTAACAGGTAAGGTAAAAAAGGGATCTAAAGCTGCAAAGAGACGTAAGTCTTATTGCGCTAGGAGTTTGGGACAGTTAAAACGTAGCTCTGCTAAGACTAAAAATAATCCTAATTCTAGGATTAGGCAAGCTAGAAGAAGATGGAAATGTTAAACCTCAAACTATATTAATTATGATGCGTAAGTATAAGGCAGGCGGAGCTAAAAAGAAAAAAGCTATGTCTGGAACAAAAGTAGTAAAAAAAGCTGGATATGGTAAAACTATGAAGGCTAAATCTGGAAAAAAAGTAGTTAAGAAAGCTGGATATGGTGGCAAAGCTGCCTCTATGGTTCCTCCTAAATCTAAAATGAAAGCTAAATCTGGATTAAAGACACCTAAGAAAAGTCAAAAAGGTCTTAAGGCGTTACCTACAGCTGTTCGTAACAAAATGGGATATGCTAAAAAAGGTAAGTCTGTAAAGAAATGTAAAAGTGGATGTAAATAATATAAGCCCCTTAATTGGGGCTTTTTTTTATGTCTGTATAGTAGTCATTTAAAAACTTGGGTTCTAGCTGAACTATTCCTTTTGATGTATAGTTTAATATTTTATCAGCTTTTTCATTAATATCTTCACTTGACATTTCTCCCAGACCAGATACATGACATGTATTCATTCCCCATCTATATATCATAGTGTAGGGTAGTTTAGATTGATATATTCTACCACCACTATAGTGTGTGATTGTAGCATCTTCACCAAAACTAGTTAATGGGAACTCTATTCCATCTAGGAATATTTTAGTATAAACATTACCATTGTTAACGTTACTACTTTTACCCACGTACTTATTGTTTTCAAAGAGCCACATACCATCACTTCT